AAGACCTTGTTCAGCACATGGATTAAATATTTGAACATTTGGATCAGGATATCTTGTATCACCTGTCCTTCCTACAGATCTAGCTAATTTAAGATTAATTAAACCATAAGGTTCACCTTGTTCATATGTTTCCCAAAATTCTTTTGGTAATCTTGTTGTATTATCACAAACAACAGAATTATTAGAATTTGCTCTCCAATTAGGTATTGGTCCTAAATCCCATCTTTTAGCTCTAAGATAATCAAAATCATCATAATCACCAATAGCAATTTGAGCAGATCTTCGTACATTTCCTGAAACTACAATTTCTCCAATTATATTCATAATATCTAAACAATTAATAGGTCTAAGTTTTTTATTAGCTCTACTATTTAATATTTCATGAATTTGTTGAATACCTATATGTAATTCTTCAGGTCCTGAAGCTGTTCCACCAAAACCTTTAATTGGAGCACCTTTACCTCTAATATTTTGACAAGAATAAGTAAATCCTTCACCACTATAATAATGTGATTTTAAAACTTTACCCAATAATTTAACCCAACCTTCTCTATTATCAGGAACTATAAAATCAACATCATTGTTATCAATTCTTTTAATTTCAATAGGTCCTTTTAATTTAGGCATTTGATATACGTTTTCTCTTTGTATATTAAAACCTACACCTGAGCCTAACATTAACATTTCAAACGCCCAAGTAAATGGTCTAATAGGTTGATCTACAACAGTTGCTGCACAATTTTGTAAAGAAGGTAATCCTAATTTTTCAACAGTTTTTGTTCCTAATTGCCACATAAATCTTCCAGCAACAGACCATTTTAAATTCATTCTACTATTAAAATAAAATTCTTTTTCTTCTTCTGTAAAATTTATACCTAATTGTTCTTTACAAGCTTTTATTTCTCTTTTTACAACATCTTCAAATTCTTCTGTTAAAGAATTTGGATCTGTTTCATCTAATCTTCGAGCATATGTTCTTTTAAAAGTAATATACCCTATTTCACCCCAAGGTGTTAAAATTTTTTTATCTAACTGCATTTAATCCCTTTCATTATTAATTTTAAATTCTTATACTAAATGTTCCAACTGTTTATCTTCATCATCAGTAGGAGTACGTTTAATAGTAAGAGTATATTCATCACCTTCTTCTTTAAAATCAAAGCAATCAGGTAATTCTTTAGTCATTTCTCTCATTCCTTCTATTTCATCAAGACCATCATTTTCAACAAAATCAGCATCATTCATGTAAACTATTTTAAGTATTTTCATTATTCTAAATTTAAAATTAATTCTTTATATTTTTCACACTTTTCTTCAAATTTGATTCTATCATCAATGACTTTAAGTATAGTTTGAAACTTTCCATTAGTTTCATTTTGTACTAAATTCCACATTTCTTGTGCAATTTCTCTAATTTCTAATTGAGCGTGTTCACTATTTCTAAGTTTAATAAAATTAGCAAAACTTCTCATATTAAATTGTATATCGGCTTGTATTTGACTGTTATATGTCTTAAAGAATCTAGCACTCTCTTTAGCTCTTTTACGACCTAAAACAGGTGTTAAATCATTAATACAGTTATGATATAAATAATTACTCATTTCTGTAAAATCTTTTAAAACATTATACCAATCTGATTTATCTTTTTTCCAAGAAACTTCATCATCTGAATCTTCATCATGAAATTGTAAATCATTTGATAATTTAATACCTTTAAAATCTTCAGGAAGATACATTTTATCTTCTTTTAATTCTTTATATCTAGCAGATTCACCATTCATAGAACTAATTCTATGTTTAAGTAAATGAATATGACTAGCTATTTCAGTATCAACTAAAAAGTGAATATTTACTTTTTCAAATGGAGTTTCATGTTTATTAGACCATAGTTGTTCTAATAGATTAGGAATTCTTTCTCTCTTTTTATCATTTAATTCTCTAGAAGTTGATGTCCACGCTGAAAGCGCTACTGTTTCATCACTACCATAAAATCCTAATAATTGTATTTTATTTTTCATTAACTTCTTCCTTTAAATTCAGGATATAATTCTTTTCCTGTATCACTTTGCCAAAATTCTTTAGTATCAACATTCATTATTGATACTTTACCAAACCAGCCGCCACCAGTATCTAAATTCCATATATTAGCAGCATTCATAGGTTCATTTTCATTCCAAAATTGAGTTGATGTATGTCCAATAAATATTTCTTTAAAGTCTTCAACCATTTTAAATTTAGGTTGTTTAATACCTTCAACAGCAGACATACCTTTAAATGATAATGCTTGACTCCATAGATCTCTATCCCACCAGAATAAAAATTCATCCTGTTCTTCTAATTTATAATGTCTATTAAATCCTCCATGAATAAATAAATTATTCTTATCATCAATATAATAAGGTAATTGATTATTAAAGAATTCAATATGTCTATCTGGAATATCATTAGTTCTAATAGAATGATATACTTCTGAACCATCATACATATACCATTCTGTTCCAGGTCTAGATTTCTCTAAATAACTCATTCCTGTAGCTTTTTGACCTTGTTGCCAATTAGAAGGATTTTTACCAGTTTCTAACCAAGTATTAAACCAATCATCATGATTACCTTTTACAGCAATTAAATTCTTTATTTTAAGTAATTCTTCAACTACTTCAAATGATTGACTATGACCATCAACTACATCTCCTAAAGAAATTAAAGTATCATTTTTATAATCAAAATTACTTCTTTCAAGACATTGTATTAAACCTATATAGTTTCCATGTATATCTCCTATTACAAATTTTTTATTCTTCATTGTCTATAAAATATGATATTTTTGTTTTAGCTGGAATAACAATTCTAGTAACATTTTGAATATCTAATCCAAATATTTCTTTAATAGTTATCCAATCTTTTTTTGTCCAATCTTCAGGTTCTAAACATAAATCTTCTTTTAATTCATCTTTATAAAATCCTGTTTTTAATTCATTGTCCATTATTTTCTATTCTATCAATTATACTAATCTTTTTTAACAAAAGATAGATAATATTATCTCCAAATTTTTCATTAATAGTTGTTAATTTGGGTAAAATATTTTGATCTAAATCATTAGTAATATCAGAAATAGAAATTTCATGTTTTAATAACATTCCATCTAATACTTTTTCACGACTTAAACCAGTGCGTTTAGAACCCTCTTCAAAATTATGAAAAGGGTTTCCATTACGTCTATATTCTTTACCTTTAACAACTAATACATCTCTTATTTCACTAAGAGTTTCTTCTACAAGTTCATCAAATCTTTCTGATGTCATTATTTTACTTTCAATACAGTACCATTAATTTTCAAAGCACTAATAGTTCTTGGATCTACACTACGATAACCCCCATCTTGAGTACTATACATACGAATATATCCAGTACGAGTTTTATTATCTTTTTTAACTAAACCATTGATAGTTCTTTCTAGTTTAGTTTTTGTTGAAAATGTTACAGTAAAAAATTTACCTGCATTATTATCAATCATTTCAACTGCTTTAGTTCTTGAAACAGTTTTTATTCTAGGTGTTACAACAGCTGTTGCCATATTTATTTAATTTAAAATTGTGTACTTACAATATATAAGTACAATAAAATTTGTTCTATAAATGCAGGATTATTAAATCTACATAATTTCAAACAAAGATTGTAAAGTTTCAGTATTATTATCATTTTTTCTTTTTTTCCGTTTTTGACCATGATAAGCTTCACCTTTAAAACTATCATCATCAAAACCAAAACGATCTCGTGTAATAATATCTTTTTCTTTAGAAGCTTTTTTTAATTTTTCTGATGTAGTTAAAAAAGAATATTGTTTAACTTTTCTTGCTAATTTTAATTCTTTAATATTTTTTTTATCAGATTGTCTTTTTTCAGATTTAAGTTGAATTAATTTAGAATCATATTTATTATCAAATGATAATATTTCACCTGAAATAATTTCTTTTTTATATATAGATTTATCTCTCCAAGGAATTTCATAAATATTATTATATATTTTAGGTGCTTTATACCATACTGATTTATGTTTTAATCCTAATAATTCATTAAATGTATAATATTCAATTTTTTTAACCCATCTTTCTTTATAATCTTTAGATTTAAAAGTATAAGGACCTTTACATTCATTTAAATTTTTATGAGATTGTATATTTCCATTTTCATCTATATAACATTCAATATATCTACCATGTTTATATGTTTTTTCTTTAAATCTTTCAAAAAATTGATGTTGTTGATATTTAGGAACAATTTTACAAAAATGAGTAAAAGCATCATTAAATGATTTACCCATATAATGTTTTATAATTCTTATTGCGTGAGTATATGGAAAATATCCATTTACTTTATGATAATCAGTTGAGCCATGACCATATGACCAACTTCTATCAACACCACTTAAACTTCTAAACATTCCTAATTTTTTAGGTAATTCTTCTAATTTTGCTATATCTTTCATTTTTATATTTTTATTCTTGTTATAATATCTTCATATTCTTCTAACATTTTATTAATCCATTTTTCATCTACAGTATTCATTAACATAAGAATATGTATTTGAGCAATATGATTATCACGTTTTCTTATAATTCTTCCTATTCTTTGAAATAAATTTTTAGGATTAGAATTACATTGAACAATAAGTCCAATATCTAAATTTTTAATATTTTCTCCTTCATTAAGAGATTCAACCACTCCTAATTTATTTAATTTTTCATCAATAAATAAATTATAATAATGATCATTTGTTTTAGAATGATAAGTTTCTTTCATTATTTTCTCAATTTGTTTAATACTTTGAGAAAAAACTAAAACTCTTTTATCATCTGGAATTTTATTTAAAAGATTTTTTGCATATTCTGTCTTAGTTACAGAGTCATATATAAATTTAGCTCTGAATAAATAATCAAATTGTGTAGGAAACTTTTTATTATTAATTTTCCTATCAATATATGAATAATTATCTTTTTCAGATTTATAAAATTCTCTTTGTTTACCTGTACTTTTATCCTTATACGTTTGTTTGATATTTTTGATATCACTTAATTGTAATTCATGAATAAATATCTGTAAAGGAGCAACAATACCTATTTTAATGGCTTCTTTTAATGTTAAATTATAAATAACTTTACATTCTAACATATTATATAAAACATGTCTTTTAATTTCATCTTTAGGTTCTGTTGCAGTTAGGCAAAGAATATGCAATCTTTTATAATGTTCTTTAAATACTTGTACATTATTAATTGTAGTATTATGACATTCATCTAAAGCTACACCATTATACTTATTTAAATCTATTTTACTTAAACTTGCATAACAACAAATATGTAAATTATTATTATATAAATCTAAACAATTCCATTTAATAAATTCTTCTTTCCAATTTCTATCACGTAGTTTTTCTGTTGGTACGACTAGTAACCATTGTCCCTTTTCTTTTTTGAGTATATTTATAAATATCTTGGACTTTCCGCTGCCCGTCGCTAATATTACTGTACCCTTTTTGTCGTTTTTCTGCCAAGCTTTTACTACGTCGTTCTGAATTTTGTCTTGCAATTGCATCAATCACTTTTATTTTTAATATTTCATAGGCTAATACATAATTTTCATCTGTTGATTGAGATTTAAATACTTGAGCACTTCTTCTTATCATTTGATTATTACCAGCACCACTATACCATATTGTATTAAATCCATAATAATTTTCTTTAGATTTATTTATAATCATTAATAAAGTATCTTCAATTTCAATACTAATTACTTTTGAATTATATATATTTTGAGGTGCAGGTTTACATTCCCATTTATCAAAATAAAATCTTAATGGATTACATGATATTTTAAAATTATAATAAGGTTCATTTTTATTACCTTTCCAAATATGATATGTTACTAAATATTTCATAATTTTAATTTATTTAATATTACTTGAGTAGCAATTCTTTTACCATATTCATCATCATTTATTAACATTTTTTGAATATTAGGTTCTATTTTAATGTAATAATAAGAAATATTATTTGTATGCATATAAGCATTTATAATATATTTATTAAATTTAGGAATAATATCTCTTTCTCTAGGTAAATATAATAAATCTATACCTAATTTAGGTATTATAATTATTTTAGAATTATAAGTATCTTTTTTTTCACCAGTTTGAGAATAAAAATGATGGTTTTGATCAGATACTTCTACTTTGAATATATCTATCTCGCTCATCTCTAATTTGAGCTGCTCTTTGATAGTCCTCTTTACTGACAGCAGACTGTATTTCAACATTGAACTTATTGATTTCATTTTGATCAGGTTTTTGTTGTTTAGGAATATATAGTGTAATTGATTTATTCATACTTTCATCATTTGATACAAATGTTCTAGTAATAATTCTTAAATCATCATCTTCAGTAATTTCTTCTGAAAATGCACCCATATCCATTTCAACTAAATCTTTCATTTTTAAACCTGGTTGAATACCTTGTAATAATACTTTTAAAATTCCTTTTTCTGTGTTCATAATCTTTAATTTAAATATTTATAATATACATTTTTAATAATCCTTCAGGATAACCATTTCTTCTTTCAAATTGATGAATTTCTTTAAATCCAATCACTTTTAATTTATTTTCTAAACTTTCTTCAGTAGGAGTAGTAATTACAAAAATAGCTTTTTGTCCTAATCCTGATGTATCACCTGGAATAAATTCTTGTGCACTTTCTTCTTTAAGTTTAAGTAACTCACTCATTATTTCTTCAACAGGAGTGTCATTATCTAAACCACTTAATTGTGCTAATGCACAACATGCTGTATTAGTTTTTTTCATAATTTGTTGGTTTTAAACTTATTTCTTTTTCAGATATATCATATCCGCAACTTGGTGATGTACAATTAATTTTATACATCCAATAAGTATTTCTTTTTTCATCATGATGTTTAATAATAAATGGTTCATTTTGAACATAAACTAATTGACCTGATTTATACTTAGCATAATAAGTAGATTCTTCACTACTAACTGATTCTTTACAATCAAATAAACAAGTTATAAATATCATCAATAAGACGATTAATATTGTTATTCTTTTCATTTTTTTACTAAATTTAGTTCTTCTATTTTTAATCTTAATATTTCATAACCTACAATTCTAGAATTTTCATCTTCACATCTAATTAAATCAATAACTCTATTTTCAAGTTTAAAATGATTTATTTCAATCCAATGACATTCTGTTTTATTATCTTGATGTGATTTTATATTTTTTAAAATAGTATTTTCATTTAAACCCCACTTCTCTGTTTTATAAGTTTTTTTATTATGATCATATTGTAAGTTTATATCTAATTTATTAATAGCAAATCTACTATAAATAATAGTATTTGTTATAGGTGTTCTATAAATATATACAAAAGCTCTATATAATTCACTTCCAGCTCTATAATTATTCATATTAAACTGTTTCTTTAACTTCTTTAGTTTCAGTTAATTGAAAATTCTTCCATATCATACTAGAACCTTTTTTAAATTCTGAAAAGTCCCAATGTTCACGTCTTGTATCAACTCTAAATAACCAATCAAAATACATTCCCCATCTTGAAGCTACATATGGTGATGTGTTTAAAGTGGGAGCAGTATTAACCTCTAGTACATAAGCTGTACCTCCACATAACATAACATCTACTCCACTCATATCTAGTCCAATAGCAGCAGTAGCTTTTAAAGCTTCTTCTAATACACATTTTAAATTCTCATCATCAACTTGTGACCATTTAACATATTCAAATGGTTCAGTATCATTTTGAGCTCTATTCCAAGCAATATTTCCATTATTAGGATTAGACTTTTCCATTACAGCTAACACTTTACTGTGTGCACAATGAATTCTAAATTCTCTTTCTTTATTAATGAATTGAGAATAATACCAACCTTGGTTATTTCTTGTATAATGCTCTACAAATGCTGCTCTAGTTGCTAGAGTAACAAAGTTTTTACCTTTAGAATGAACTAATGGTCGAGCAATTATTGGTAGATAACTATCTTGAAAATTTTGTGGAGTAACCAATACTGGTGTACTTACATTATTTGCAATAAAAGTTTCTCTAGATTGTCTTTTATCTGTTGCAATAGCAATAGCTTTACTCTGATTATAAACAATAGATGTTTTATCAGTTTCAATTTCTTCTCTAGTTCCCCAACGAACTATAATAGCACCTAAAGTACTAATAGTAGGTTCTTTATACATTGTTTTAGAGTCATTATTTCTAAATACTCTATAATATTGTCTTAGTAATTGTCTTGTTTTACTAAAAATTTGTCTTCTCTGTACTAAAATTCCAGAATTCATAGAAGCATAAACTTCTCTCGTTGAAGGTCTACCATGTTTTCCACAAAGGATGATCTTATTTTTCATATTTATTAATTTTAAATGTGTTTCCAGGTTTTTCTTGCTCGTATAGATTTAATTGCAGTTTTACCCATATTATATTGTTTTGCAATTATAGCAGAACTAATTGATTTATCTATTTTTCTTATATCTAAAACTTGTTGTTCTGTAAGTTTTGCTGATGAATTTTTTTCACCTAATTGTAATTTTTGTAATCCAGTGTCATATGCATGTTGAATATTTTCAGCATGTGTACACCATTCTAAGTTATTTATTTTATAATTTAATTTATTACCATCTTTATGATTAACTTCTGGTAAATTTTCAGGATTATCAATAAAATAAATAGCAATTAATCTATGAATCATTAAATGTTTTTTCTTAGAATTATATTTTAAATTTACTTCAGGATAACCTTTATTATTAGTATAATTTTTAAGTATTGTTATTTTATTATTTTTATAACTTTTAACTCTACCAATATTACTAATTTGATATATACCATTATAATTTAATATATCTTTCCATATTTCACTCATAATTTATAGTTTGCTTAAATAATTCTATTCCTAAAATTTGTGTTAATTTATCTTTTGATTTTAATAATTCAAATATATTATCATTAATTTCTACAGAACCTTCAACTCGACTGAATCTTTCTAAATCTATATACCAAGGCATTCTATCCTGAAATTGTATTTGAAATCTTCTATTATCAATATCTAATATTTCATCATATAATATAATTATACAATAACTAAATTTTGCTAATTGAATACATATTTCAAATACTTTAATATCATTATTTCTAATTGTTTGTATATAATTATATGTCATTCAATTTAATTTTTAATAATTCTAAGAATAATATTCTATCTTCTTCTAATGAAGAATTTTCTAATAAATTAATTATACCTTCTTCTAAATTTACTTTTCCCCATCTTTTAATGAGATTTAAATTTTGAATTTCAGATGAATATTTATGAATAGTTATTTTATTAGAATTAATATTTATATAATAATAATTATTTTTATAAAATATTTTATAAAATTTATATCTTATTCTATTAGCATAAAAACTTTGTTCTTTTTCTTCAACTAAACTTATATAACAATTCATAATTTAATTTCTTTATTATTTTCTAATTGATTAGATATAATAACTCTAGCTATTTGTCTAGTATATGTATCATCAGATTGTATCATATCAAAAAAATTATCTCCTAATTCTACAACACTTAATTTATAATTTAAATTTAATGTATGCAATGATTGATAATTTCTTATATAAACTTTTTTATTTATTTTACTAAAAGTATTAGAATTAGTCATAGACCATTTTTTCATATCTCTTTTCCATACAATATAATAATAACTACCTTTAAAATAAATTTTTAAAAATATAGTATTATATTCTAAACTATTATTCATAACAAATCTACAAAGATATTTCTTAGATGTATTCAATGAGATCATATAATTTATTTAATTTAAGATGTTCACATATTTTTAATGATATTAATTCAAGTCCTATATTTTTAATAAGATCATCATTACTTTGTAATAATTCAAAAGCTTTTTCAGGTATTACACATGATCTACAATTTTTATATTTAAACTTTCTTCTACCTAAATCTAATCTTCTGCGATTAATACCAAATCCTGATTCATAGAATATTTTATAAATAAAATTATTATTATATTTATTGTCATTAAAATAAAATACAGAATTTTTAACATAAGTTTCAGTTTTGCTAAATATTGTTATTTCATCATTATGTTGTACATTAATTTCTGTAGATAAAGTATTATTAATATAATATTTTAAATTCAAACATTTATTTGTAATACCATTTCCATTTCTCCAATAATTAAGTTTATTTATAGTTATTCTATGTTTCATTTATTCAGTTTTAATCTTTTATAATTACTTTTTGTTCAACTTTATTATTAAATAATTTAATAATAGCTTGATTAACAACTAATTGGCGTTCTTCATCAAGAAAATCTAACCAAGTTATTTCTATAGAATAATCAGTTTCTCCATAATCATTTTCATAAAGTTTATTATGCATTAATAGAAATCTAATTCCATTATATTGACCTTTAAAAACTTTAGTAAATTCATGTGGTGAACTACTAATTCCTATTCTATTTTCATTATTTCCATTCATTTTGTCTATTGTTTAATACAACTTTTTTTGTTATTTCAATTCCATTTTGATCATTAGGTGATGGTAATTCTTTAAAATAATTTACAGCACCATTAAAATATAATGCAGCAATAGTACCAGCACCACCTTCTCTTCCACCTAATATTTCTAAGAATCTAATATTATCTTTAAAAAATTTAATATCATATCCTTCATATTCAGGAATATGATGTCTAAAAGGACTAAATAATCCAAATATAACATTTGCATCCTGTTGAGTTGTTTTATTCTCACCTAAACCATCTAATGTTGGTCTAAGTCTATTTGCTTTCATATTATCTACAGATTCTTGAGCAGCAGCTTGTTGTTGTATTAAAACAGGAGATTGAAAATATTTATTTCTTAATTGAATAAAATATCTACTTGATAAATCTCCAATAGCTTGTCCAATAGTTCCACCTTTTTCAGGTGATAATAATTTAGCATGATCTACAATTGGTATTACATATTCTTCAGGATCAGTTTCTTCATAGTAATCATCAACTTCTGTTGGTACACCATTAATACTAATAACTTTTTTATGTTGAACACCATTATTTAAAGCATATTCACGCATGAAATTAAAAATACCAAATGGATTTCTAATATTATCTATAAATTCAACACATGATAAAAATTCATCAATATATTTTTTTTCAGATTGTAAATGTTTTAATATACCATCATCAACAGCTTTACGAGTACTTCTTAAATTTGTAGGTGATATAATAATTTTTCCATCAGTTTTTATAAATAATAAATTTGATAAAAATTGAACTACTTTTTCTTCTTTAGACATCTCTAATGAAAAATATTTAATTACAAGTTTTATAGGTAAATTTCTTTCTTTAATTTGTCTAAATGCATTATATACAAACATAAAATCTGTAATTTGAGTTTTACCTACTTTACTAGAAGCAGTTAATATATAATATTTACTTTTTTCAATACCTGGATTATCTTTTGATGAAATATTAGCTTTATATAAATTATATAGTTATGAAAATAATACAAGAAAGATTGTTTATGATTCTGATATGTTAAATACATATTTAGATCTAGAATCCAAAAGAATGATTAAAGTTATCACTAATGAAAATGGAGCATTAACGTTTCATTTAAGAGAAGGTGGTAGTACTTTAATTCAAAGATTTATAGACAAGAAAACTCCTGAAAAACCTGAAACAACACATAAACCCGAAATTAAGAAAATACAAAATAATCAACATAAATTTGAGGAATTCTGGTTATATTTACATTAATACTCTTTTTAATTTTTTCAGATATTTTATTAATATCTGTTGTTTTATATGATTCAGAAACTAATTCTGTATAAAACTTTTTTTCTAATTTATCATCCATTATTTTCTATAATGTTAATAATTTTATTACAATCATCAATATAATATTTATAATTAATATCATATTTTCTATCTTCATATATATTAAATAATTCACATTTATAACCAGCTTCAAGATTTTCTTCTCTATCTTCAGGTTCTATTTTAATATCATCAATAATATCAAATATATTCATTTGTGAATTATCAATTTTTAATTTATATTTATCAGTTGCAGTTAAATAATTTTTTTCCATTGGTGGTAATTTCTTAATTAATTCATATCCACTGTTGGATATAAAATATCTATTCATTTTACCAATTTCTTCATCTACAACTTTAAAATTTTGAATTGTTCTTTTATACAATTCATTTCCACCTTTCATTTTAGCACCAATACAATAATCATATATTCCATGATGTTCATAAAATATAGGTTCATCATTTTCATAATCCCATTCTTTAATAATACTTGTAGAATTACCTTTTAAATGATTTAAAATAGTATGTTCTATAGGAATATTATTAATAAAATATTCACCTAATGCTATTGTATTAATTCTTTTTGAATGATTTTTATGATAATCTCTATCAATTTCAAATACACCTTTAAATTTAATATTAGATTTAGAAATAACATTAATATAATTATTTACATCTCTAATAATAATTTTTTCACATTCTTGTGTTTCTAATGGTATATTAACAATATCAGCTATTTCATTACAAGCTTTTTGTAATTGTTCATAAGAACTTCTTTTAATTCTATACATAGCACCATCAGTATTTTCAAATATAATAGTTGCTTCTGGTACATATTCCATTATTCTTTCAGTTAATAATGTTAATATTAATTGACCATTAATACAAATTGCAAGTTGCCATTTAGGATCATATAGAAATGAAAATTTATCTTTACTTAATCCATAACTACCATTTAAAATAATTTTTAATACATAGTTTCTAGGATCTTTTTTATCATATTTCTTTCTATCTTTATAAAATCCTTCATATATTCTACTAAATACTTGTTCAGGTATATGTGCAGGATGTAATTTATTTCTAAATGATAAATGAGGATAATAACTAGCATAATCAACATCTACTAATAGCCATTCATCATCACTTTCATATATACCTGGTTTACCAAAAGAATGTAATCCACCTTCTGCATAATCTCTAATTACATTTTTATATGGTACTTGAAATTTAATACCTTCTTCAGCATCTCTTTCTTCATACCATACTGAGTTATTAAATTTATTTAAAATATCTATATTAATAGGATCTTTAAATTTAATATAATCAAATATTACTTCATTTATATTAACTAAATCTCTATCAGTACGCATTTTATTTAATAACTTCTGTTCTATATTCATTTCTTCAGATAAATATTTACCAAAAATATCTTTAGACATTCTAATCTCTGAAGCATTCATCATATTAATACCTTCTTGTTTTGTATAAAAATCTCTAATAGCAATATGCTTTAGACTTTTCTTATAAAACATTTCAGTTGCATTAATATCATTACGACAATATTTTTTAATCTCATCCATTTGATCAAATGTAAGAATACTACCTACTTTATAAGGTAATTCTTGTACATTTTCCATTCGCATAGCAAATTCTAACCATTTAAGACTAGTAGATTTATTTTTATTATCATAATGCCATATTCTAAATAAATCTAATTGTGGAATAATAACTTGATTATCCCATACACTAGAATATTTAGTATTAATAATTCTTTCTACTTCTTTATAAATATTATAAGAAGTTAATGGTTGGTTATTTTTTAATACAGTATGATGTAATACTGGATAATCAAAATTAACAACATTAAAACCTATTAAACCTCCTACTTCATTATAAAGAAATTGACGTAATTCATTAAGTTCATTAATTCTATCACTTATTTCAAATTCTCTCCATTCTCCTGTTTTAACATTCTTAAAAGTTGCTAAGAACATATTTGGATAAGTTTCTAAGTCATATATCCATACTGTTTTATTCATTTATAATCAAAAGTCATTTAAAAACTCCATAAAATTAATTATGGAGTTTGCTATATTATTTATTTTTGCTTAGATTTTAACTTAAGCTCTTGATTAAAGTTTAAACCTTCTTTATCACTTTTAATAAAAGTTGACAGTATTTTAACTTCTTTTTTTATTTTGGATAATTCAGATTTAGGCATATTACAATGATTTAATCAAATTTGGTGATGCACCAAATACATTATGTTCACCATAAGGTGATACACCTTTTTCAGCCCATATACGAGCTGTTTCAGCTCTATATAATTCTAGCATTTTTGGTTGTGACATCACATCTTTAGTTTTAGCATCATATTGTGCAGCTTCAAAATTACCTTTTGCTTCTGCAATTTTAGCAGCAGCTAATGCAACTTTTTCAGCTTCTTTTTTCGATGCAAGAATATTATTAGCTTCTTGTACCGCAGTAGCTTCAGATGCTTGTGAAATTCCATTTGGAATATCTACATCTGTAATAGCAACTCGTACACATTCAGTATAAATTGATAATAAATCTTTATCTAAAATAGCTTTAATTTTTGCTTCAGCAGCAGCACGATCTGTTTTATTTAATTGTTGAGCAGTATATTGTGGTATAACTTCTTTAACAGCACCTAAAAATAATGGAGTAAGTTTAATAGTTTTATAATCTTCTCCAGTAAATTTATGTAATTTATTTAATGAACTACCAATTGGTTTGAAATATAATGTTACTTCAACAGGAACTTCCATGTCTTTAGCATCATTATATACTTTTTTGATAGTCATTGTTTGCTCTTTTGCATTGTATTCAACATTTTTGTCAAATAACCAACTAAATCCATAATGAACACCTTCATCATAAACTTCAGTCATGTCTGTTTCACCACCCCAACTAACTCTTACAGTTCTATTTCCAGAATCTGTTGTTGTACAAGATGATAACGATACTAATGCAACTAGTGCAAAGATACTAAATAATTTTTTCATTTTAATAATTTTAACTTTAATTTAACTTTTGTTTTCTTTTTTAACCTGTAATAATGTTTTAATAACTATAAAAATAGGTATTAAAATAATTGGTCCTAATAGTGATAAAATCACTATTATAATTCCTGATATTATTAATAAAACTATTAATGCAAGAATAGATGCAATAAAACCTACAAAAAAACTTATAGGTTTATCAACAATAAGTTCTTTTAATATATCTGGATGATGTATATACTTTAAAAAAAATAATATACTTCCATCATCATCACCTTTATATAAATTATGATTTTCACAAAATATAATTGATTTTTTTGTAAATAACCATATAATAAATATAATTGCAAATAAACTTAATGGATAAAATCCAATTGCGTACCAAATACTAAACATTTTCTTTCTTTTTTAGAAATTTATAAAAATCTGGAAATTTGAGAAATAACCAAACTACAAATACTAAAATCATTGAGCCTAATAATTTAGCAATAATTGGTCCTTTAAGCAATGCTATACCTGGAACAGATATAACACATAATATAAGTAGATAAATTATAAATATAAATAAATTATCTCTTATACTTTGAAATAATCTAGTTGATTTCATAATCTACTGCTTTTAAATCATGGCATATATCATTTATATGCTGTACAACCTTATACAAATCTAATGGATTTTTCTTTTCATCAAAGAACATTTCTTTATTTATACTCTGATGTTGTTTTGTTCCATCAGCAAAATTAAATGTAATAGTTCCATTATTATTGTTTTTAGCATTTAATAATGCAGTTGTGATTGGTGTAGGTGTACTTTTTTTAGATGACATGGTTTTGTTATTTAGTGTTCAAAATTTTGTTAATGTTGTCGACGATAAGTGCAGATTCTTCAATAGAATCATTTACTGTATCAATTTCAGATTCAATACGTTTCTTTTCATCACGAAGAGTTGAAACATAGTTTTGTTCTTCTTGAATTAAAACATTTAAATCTTCTTTAGTTTTGGTAAATATTCCAAGAATTTTACCTTTTTTTAGTCCTAGACTAGATGCTGTAACTTTACTTCCAAACATAATTAAAGTGTTTTAATAGTTTCAAAGAAAACTTCTTTAGCTTTTTCAGCTGTAATGTTTTCTAAGATAATTTGTTTACCTTGTTGTTGCAAATAGTTTTTAGGCTCTGATGCTCTATCAGTTGCAATTTCTTTTCCTATTGATCTTACAAATCTATCATTTTCATGATTACCTGTAATACCAATAATTAACTTTTTCTCGTCACTAATAAAGTTACCAGCAAAAGTTCTTCTCGTATGCTTTTTAGCATGAGGTTTTTGATGAAATAAAAAATTTCCCATTGTTTAATATTTAATTGATTTATATATTATTTTTTAAGATGAAACTGTTTCAAAGTTCATCCAATCTTCTTCCATGTCATCTAAATAAGTTTCTTCATGTTTTGTCATTTATTTTAAGTTTTACTAATTTTTCTATTTCTATTAAACCATTAGTTTTATTTCTATGTGTATTTATTATAAATTTTACTTCATTTAAAGATAAACAAGGTTTATTCATTAAAATATATTGTTCAGCTTTTTCTTTTGTTGAAAAATATAGTTCTTTTTTTGGTTCGTATTTGAAAGTTACATTTGAATTAATTACTTTTAAATTTTCACATAATTTAAAACTTTCTTTTTTAACATAATAAAAATGATCTTTTGAATAATCAAAAATATCTACACCATCTTCAGTTTTAAATAAAACTTTACTATCAATTTTTAAATGTTTATCTTCTATTAAATATAAAGCTCTTCTTAAATCTTTACAAGATAATACAATATCATTTTTATTTGAAGGTGCAATGAAAATTTCCTCTAATATATGACCACGTATTTTATCACCAATAGTAAATATTTCATTATCAGATAATCTTTTAACAGAGTGAATTTGAGCTTTTAAATTTGATTCTAATAGTTTAACTAATAAAAAGGTACAACCATCAATATCATTTTGCCAAATATCTTTATTATTTTTACTTTTTGTCCAAATTGCATTAGATATTGTAATATAACTTAATATTTCATAATCTTTTTCAACAATTTCTTCCCAGAATTCTGGTGTTGATGAAATTTTATAACCATAGTTACCATTACTCATTTGATGAATATTTCCAATAGGTATTTCAATAGTCCCTAATTCAGGACTACCTGGATATTCTTTAATTAATCTATATTTTTTCATATTAATTTAACATTTCATCATTTCTTAATATTGGTTCAGTATATGGATCAAATGTTTCATCAGCCCACATTGTAAGAATTAAATAACCTCCTTTAACTGGTTGTAAAACAATTGGATCTGGAATATGTTTTTTAGCTTCAAGTTTATAACCATTTTTAAGTTCTAAACCTGAAATATCCATATCTTTAACAGGAGCACAAATTTTTAAAGTTTGAGTATTAAATTCAATTGCTTTTTTAATATCAAAATCTTCTAAATTATTGATTCTATATTGAAATGTTTTACCCCATCCAGGAATATTTGTTTCACTAGAAGATGAACTAGTTCCTAAATATGAATAATTATTATTTGGTAAATATTTATTTAATAACCAATCTAAATTTTTATTTCCATAAAATTTATAACCTTCTTTTTCAACATCTTTAATATTAATTAAAGTAAAATCATTTTTAATAATATAAAATTCCCCTAATTTTGGAGACATATCATCTTTAGATTTAAGTTTAAAATTTTCAATTTCTTTAAGATTTTTATCTGGAACAAATCCTCTAAATCTTGATACATCACCACAAACTAAATTATATTTATGACAAATATATTCAACTTGTTCTTCTGTAATAAATTTTTGAAAAGGATATTCTCTTTTAAAATAATTAACAATGTTAATTGTTTCTTCAGACATTTTAGTAACTTCAAGAATTTTTACAGAATCTTTAACTTCTTTAACTTGTTGAAATCCAAATTTACTTAATCTTTCAATTTTAGATTTGTTTACTTTTGGTTGAGTATTAATAATATTATTAGCTTCTTCTAATAATTTTTCTGAAGCTATTTCAAATTCATGATGAATTTCTAAAACTTCTTTAGGATAATTAGATTTAACTAATTCTGTTGCAATTACTTCAGCAACTAATGTAGGTTCTTTAAAACCTAATACTTTAAAAATTGATTTCATATTGTTACTATTTAAATTTTTATAAAAATGTGAGCTACTTAATTCACTCACATTTTCCAATTAACTAATTCTAATTATGTCTAAATAATTAGTGGTCCTACCTGGGCTCGAACCAGGGACTTTCACATTATGAGTGTGACGCTCTAACCAGCTGAGCTATAAGACCAGTTGCTAGTCTTTCCTAGCAGTCATCATTTATTAATCAAAACCAGACCAACCCCTCAGTCTATATCTTGTGGAGACGGGGAGAATCGCATAATATTTTTTTATTATAAATTAATTTAATATTTACTTGACTTTTAATAAATAATATTGTATATTAGACATGGTTGATATTAACCACACATCTTAAATATAAATATTATGAATTTAGATTACATTTCAGGCTTTTTTGATGCAGACGGATCAATTACTATGGTAAAACATAGTAAAAATGATAAATATAAATCTATAAAAATAGATTTTACAAATACATATATACAAATTTTATATGAAATACAAGATTATCTTTTGATAAATCATTCAATAAAAACATATATATCTACAAAACCAAGTAAAAAAGTCAATCATTCTATAGGTTATACTTTATCTTGTTCAAGTAGTCAACAATGTATTAAAATATGTAAATTATTAAAATCTAAACATCCTAAAAAAATACATCGTATAAATACTATTATAAAATATCATGATAAAGTTACTATAAAAAATGGTAAATATTCAACTAACCAAATAAAAAGAAAATTAGCCTATGAAAGACTATTTTTCAACTCTAGTTTTCACTAAAGGATCGGACTATATCTTCATCCTCAACTTAATGTAGGAGTTGCTCGCTGTAGGCTCACCTTAGTGTCCTTAGTCTCTGAACTTTCCACAATCTTCCTTGTGGCTTAGCTGCTGATTGGCATATGTTTCCACTTAGCGTTCCAGCAATTCAAGCAATTTCTAATAATATATTACTATATTATGGAGTCCATCTCTTCCAAACTCCCGTCCAAACAAACTTCCTTATACAATTTTATACAGTTTACCCTTTTATTTAAATTCCTTTGGGTTGGAGAAAGGTCGACTAGTTATAGTCAACTCCACCATTCTATTTAATCTAATAGAAAAATCTGTAAGTATGGTTATGAATCTAATTCATTTTATAATCTAATGATAACGACCTCTTCAGGTTTTCCTAATATAGCTTAGGCAGCTACTAACAAATCAGTTTCAATTGTTACCAAATCATTTGATTTTAGTCCAGTACCACCATTTAAGATGTTATGTACTACAGTCATGTTAGCTTTTACTTGAGTATTTTCAACGTTTCCATTTAAATATATTCACCTTAGTTTAGAGTTATCTCTCTCACTGAATTGTATAATTCATATTTGCTGTCAAAACCAGTCGTCCCCTTTTATTTTAAAAAATCCATCTTACAGCTTCACTAATAAATATATGAGGGACTTACAGGTAGCTTACACCTGTCTAACCAAATGCTGCTCTGTGTTACATCTTTCAGATAACTTATATTTATTTTCGGGTCTATCTAGAATACTAGAATATCAGGCATTCTGGGATGGACATTAGTTACTACAATGCCTTTTTCACTTTTAATTTTAAATAGTTTCCATATAATTTAAAGTTATAGGTAAACTTGTTAAATAATTTTCTTTAATAAATATAGATTTATTATTATCAATTTTATCATGCCATATTTCTATATAATTTTTATAAACATATACACAAGTAAAATCTTTAACCATAACTCTTTTTTGTAAAATATAATTCATAGTATAACCTCTTTTCTTTAAATAATCTTCAATGAGTTTATCATCAATTACTTTTAATATTTCATCTGTATTATTTAATTCAGATTTACTTATATTTTGAATATATTTCATTTCAATATATTCAGTTATATTATTAATAGCTTGTTTATATAAAAAATCTATATAATTATTTAAATTTGAATATATCATATTTATTATTTTAGAATTTTAATCCAAGTTAAATGAGGTATAAAATAATTATACCTCTATAACTCAGCTCCAATAGTTAATTATGCCACTATATAAGGCATTTATAAATAATAGTGAATCCAAGACGTATTATTTCACTTTCTTCCCAGACTTTTGTCTTTGTTGGATATTATTTATTATACTGTAAAAGTATTCTTCTATCAACTGTTTCATTAACAATATCATTTTTTGAATGACAATGATCAGATGGTAACGGTAATGAAATTTCCATACAAGGATTTGTTTGATTTATACAAAAATTATCAATTTCAATATATTTATTAATAGATTTAGTTGTACCAGCAATACCTTCAATTGTTGTATTAGATAATTCTGTATCATAAATATACCAACCATTATTAGATTTATATATTAAAAATATACGTTTACCTAATTCTCTAGCTCTAAGATATTCTTTATAACAACCTACTGGTAAATTACTTATATTATTTTTCCAACTTTGTCCTTCTAATAAAATTCCAAAATAATCAGAATTTTTTAAATGTTCTTCATAATAAGTTGTATTAGGTAACCAAAATCGATAAGATAAATCTTTATAATTATCAATTAATTCATTAATCATTTCTCTCACAATTCCTCTTTTATGTTCTAATAAAGGAATTGAAATATAAATTGATTTATTCTTGCTCATCATATACCTCCTCTCCGAAGTATTGAGAATAAACATCTTTTTTAACTTCTAATTCAAGTTCAAGAAGTTTTTTCTCATAGGTTTTATCCATGATATCTTTAAATCTTTTTTGACAATCTTCTTTTGTCATTCTTTGATTACCTTTATTTAAATTAGTATCCAAAGTAAAATCTTCTAAATCAAAAAGATCTGAATCAATCTTTTCAATCTTTTTTTCAATTGGCTTAATTTCTTCATCAAAAATATCTCTTTTGATTGAACTGAAATAAGCGTTTGCTCTTTCTTTAACTGTTTTATTATCGTTTAACAGTTTTAATGCTTTAGTTGTTGACATAATTTTAAATTTTAATTAGTTTTTAATTTGTAATTCTTTTTTGATTATTTGATTACCAAATATATTTGGTTTGTAAGTTATAACAACTCGTAGTATCTTAGCTACAAATTTTATATCATCAGTTGTTGAGGTCACTAATATACCTTTTTTTATTCTTGTACGCATAAATTGCTATTAGTTAATTAATAAAGTAATAATTACTGATTACTATTAAACAGCAAAATTACTTGACTTTAATCATTTAATATTGTATATTTATAAAAAATTTATATTATGCAATCAGTAATTTATGCTATTAAAAATCTTGTAAACAATAAAGTTTACATTGGTTCTTCAAAATCTCATATTAAAAGAAAATATGAACATTTTTATCAATTAAAAAAAGGTATTCACCATTCTATTCATTTACAACGTGCTTATGATAAATATGGAAAAGATAAATTTTCTTTTTACATATTAGAAGAATGTGAAAACAATATAAGAAAAGATAAAGAAGTTGAATATATGAAACAATTTAATTCAGCTCATAGAGATTATGGTTATAATATTTATGAACCAGATGAAAATGGTTTTAAATGTTCTGAAGCGACTAAACTTAAAATTAGAAATACTAAAACATTAATTCCTATTGATTTATATGATACAAATAATGTATTTATTAAATCATTTGAATGTGTTAAAGATTGTTCTATATATATTAAGTGTCATAATTCTATTTTATATGATATATTATATAAAAAAAGAAAAAGTTATAAAGGATATACTATTGTTTTAAAAGATCAAACATGTAATTATATTAAATCTCCTAAAACTAGAGATATGACTAAATATTATAAGTAGCATCAAATCATATTAATTATTTAGTGTGCAAAATAATATAATAATCAATGATGCTTTATAATTTAATAAAATACTGCACCTTGAGTATTACTATTCCTTACGTTTCATATTACAGTGCAGTATTAATTACACGTACAATGTGTATCTTTATATTGTTATAATATGTATTTAATGTAATAAATAGAATAAATACGACCATAATCCAGACATAATAAACATAGAAAGAGCTATATATCTTCCATGTTCAATAGTACCTGTTTTATAATAATATTTAATTGTATTATTAATATATCCTGCTGTAAATAATATAGCAAGAAATAATATAATTGTTGGTAACATAATAATAGTTTTAGTTAGTTAATAAATAATTATTGTAATATCTCATCTGTATTGTTACTCACGTTACATTTATTTCATTAACTTTACTTGAAGTTAATCTATTACAATAATTATTAAGTTTGTATTATCTAAATAATAATACTTGTTTTAAATCAAATCTAATTCTAAATTTGCTTAAACCATCAATCAATGCAGAGCGCATCTGATTACGTATTTGAATAAATCCTTCTGGATTCATTTTACGTAATTCTTTGTGATCTCTTTTTGCAGCTTTCTTTTCTTCTTTTGTAAATAAATTGTTTGACATAATATAATTTAATTAATTGTTATTTTTTATTATCCATTGATAATCCTTCGTAAACATATCCATTATCCTGAATTAATCTATATGTTCTAACTACAGCAAAACTTGTTATTTTAAAATACTCAAATTTAATACCATAATTTTCATTATTTAATTTTGAAATTATATTATTTTCTATAATTTCAGGAGTTATATCATTTAAATTATTTTTAAATATAAATTCAGATATTTGACTCATTGCTATATTCTGCAATGTTGTTTCAGGATGATGTAATGTTTTATATAATTGTTCTAATGATGTTATTGAATATCCTATACAACTTGATATAGTAATTGTTTTTAAATCTTTAGAAGTTAAAGTTTGTATTGGTAATAATATAGTTCTTAATCTTATTTCTTGAACAAATATACTATCAAAATAAGGAATTCTAAAATATATACCACCATTTAATAATTTAATACTTTTTCCATTTCTTACTCTTAAACCTTGTTGCCAAGGTTGTACTATAATCCATATTTTAATAGCATTAAATATATATTCAAATAATTCCTTAACTTGATTCATAATTTATTATCTAAAATGATTAAATAAGTTTCTTGATTGAGAAATATCTGTTTTCTCAATTGTATCAAATCTAGCATCAATAAAATGCTTACCTGGATCACCTTTATAGTCATCTTTTTTTTCAATAGTACGTAATGTATTATTAACATTTTTTTTATTAAGATACTTAGAATAATTTCTAGCATCTAATCTGATAGGGTTGTATTTCTTTTTAAAGAAACTTGCTGAACATGTAAAACGACGTGTTGTAGTAAATATATCATTTAAGTACTCAGCAGTACTAAATTTAATAATACCTCTAATTGTCACATCATAAACATATACTAAACAGTTTAATGATGGAATGTAATATAATCTTTTTTGCATGATTAATAGTTTTAATTGTTATATTCTTGTTTGATTTTCTATTTCAGATAAATTATTATCTTGAATTTGTTTAATATATAATGATTCATTAGTTGAATCATCTTCTAAGCTAATGTGATCAAAATATGTCATAATATATATTTTTAAATAATATTAAATAGTTTCTTGGGATATTGTACTTCTATCGCGGTTTGTGTCTATTTAATATTATTTTATTTAATTTGTTTTTTAATAATTATATTTAATTAGTTTAAGTTCTTTAAAGTTGAACTGACTAAAAGTACCTCTTCTTAATACAAATCGAGGATTAATTTCTGTTCCATGATTTTCTATACAAATCCATTCATCTGTATGATTTTCTTCATTAAATCTCATATCCCATTCAACTTCCCAACCATTTGACCATTTTATATTATTAGCTTTGCAAAAATTACTAAATTCTATTGCACTTGATCTTTTATTAAAAGTATATGCTAAACCTATTCTTTTTTTAATATCATAATTTGATATTTTTAATTTATTTAAATCTAACATTTTATTTAATTTGTTTTGGTACTTGATAATTATTTTCTTTTAACCACTGTATAAAAACATCAATAGTAAAATGATTTGATTCTTTACTAAATTTTTCAGCTAAATCATCCCAAGTTTCTTCAACAGATGAAATAATAATAGTATTGTCAGGTTTAGTTTTAAGTTTGTCTACCCACCAAGTAATAGTATCTTCTGGAAATCCTGCTAAACCTTCTTGAGTAGTTTCATATTTCTGTTCATATTCAACCATAACTTCAGTAATAATATTACCTTTATTATATTCTTCTACATACTTTTGTATAAAAGAATTTGAAGGTCTTGGTAATAATCTAATACCTAATCCTGTACCATCAGATAATTCATCAGTTGATGCTATAATCTTTTTACAATATTTAATCATTACTCCTTCAGTTCCCATAATATTAGGATGTGAAATATATGCCTTTGTTGCAAAATCTGTTTTAAATACAATATTTAAGTCACTTCTAAATACCCAATCTCCTTCTTTAATCTCATCATCTGATAAGAAATAAAGATGTTGATACTTACTTCCTCTTTCTATGAATCCTTTTAATTGTTCAGGATATATAGATATAGATTTTTTTAAAGTTATTGTGTTTACAAGTACAATATCACTTTCTTTTTCTATAGTCAACATTACTACTTGTGTTTTCTTCTCTGTCTTCATAAGTTTAGATTGAAATTGTTAATTATTTATTTCTTTTTCCATTCAAACCATTGTCTATGAATAATCATACAAACATTAGGTGAAAACAGACACATTAGGGCAATAATGAGTATTGACGTACTAATGAAAAAGTATTCTATTGGTATCATAATACTAATTTAATTGTTAATAATTGATTTAAAATAAAACTCTTATTGATTGCACATAGTGATTAGTTAGACTTGTACAAGAATTTAATTTGTTGCTTCATACATAAGAGTTTTAATATTATAAAATCACTTGTCCAAATTCTAGTGGAATATTATATAAAATAGTTTATCTATTCTTTCAAGGAAGCTCCTGTTTTATATAATAACTTTACAATAAACACAACTGCTAGTACAGTTTATAGGGTTGAATTATACTCGAAAGTTTCAACTTAATACGTTGCTCCTATTGTTTATCTTCAAGCAAGTGATTTAATATTTTAAAAACTCTCAATGCTTATAGTTTGTGCTTGGTTATCGCAATTTCAATTATAAGGTTATTGATTTATATATGAGAGTTTTAATATTATAAAATAAACTATTGTAATACTGAAACAGCCCTTCAGTTTATAGCTCTTCTGAACTTAATCATGCTTGTCTATTACAATAGTTATTTAAAATAAACTTCTAATAGCTCTGGAATGAACCAGTCTTAATAAGTTTGTGAAGTATTTATCACTTTTACTACTATTCACTTGCCATAGCAGTGATTCTGGCAATTCTTATTTCAGGGCTATGTGACCTGTATTAGAAGTTTATTATTTTATTGATAATTATGTCTATAACATTTCTTTGCTTTAAATATTTCAAATGTTAAATTGACAGTTACAGCTCCTCCAGCATTAAATCCAGCTAATTCAAGATTAGTATTTTTGTTTGTTAATGCTTCAAATAAAATAGATCCAGCAATACTTATAGTATGTGAAATCCATTTATTATCTCCTCTTTGTAACTCATTTGAAACAACATATAAGATTGTACCTGTAAATGCACCTTGAACAAATTTACTTGTTGGTGTATTAGTATTTAATCCTTTACTGTTATTATGAGGTTTTTCTTGTGCTACTAATGTAATTGATACAATCAACATTAATATAGAAAATAGTTTTTTCATTATAATGGTATTTCTAACATTGTTTCTGTTTGATCAATATAATTCATTGATTTATCACTAGGATAATAATCTTCACAAATAATATTTAATGGTTTAAATTGTAAATATGATTCATATATAGTACCACTTACAATTAATAAATCAACATTGTTAATTTCACTGTCTATCATTTTTTGATAAATAATATTAACAGTTTCACCTGTTGAAATAAAATCATCAATAATGATATTTTTAGCAGCTTCACGATTTGTCAAATATGAACTATTAAAATGAGATGACTCACCTTCTTTCTTAATATGACAAATTCTAATTGGATAATTAGATAAATATTCACATATTAATCCTCCAATAATTGCACCACTTGAACCTCTAACAAATAAATTAAATCCATATTTCATATTTTCATGTAATGGATATAATTCTTTAATAGCATCAGCCATATTTTTAACAGCTATCATTGTTCCTTTTATATCTGTACCCACTGGATATTGAATATGACCTAATTTTTTTAATATAACTTTAGACATAATAATTAATTTAATTAGTTAATAAAAATAAACTCTCATAAGACTGTATACTGTCAAATGATACTAACTAGAAACACTAGTATTTATACTACATTATTAGAGCGTACAAGATAAATCTTGCGAATAATTTAATATTTCTTCACAATACAAATTACATTATGTATAGTCAATGATAATAATGTGTATCATCTTTAATTAGATGAGAGTTTATTTATAATTTAAAACTAAGAATACCTACAACTTAGTTTTGATCAGTTAATATATTAATGGTTTCCCTCAAAACATTTTACCATTGTTAATTAATTAAAAATAGTTATATTAATATATTGGTAAGAACGTTTAGGTTTTATTACAGAGCCATTGACAGGATGTTTATATTAAGATAATATATTTCAAGAGTATTATATAACTGGTTCAATAAATATTTCTTTAAATGATTCTGTTGGATGTTTATCCCAATAACCTTCAGTTTGAATAATTAAGTCAATAAAATCATAACATTCTTTTAAAGATGATGATTTTAATAATACTTCTCTATATTTCTTACCTTCAATTACTTTAACTTTAGGTTTTACACCATAAGTCCAGTTTTTTACAACTTCACATTTACATTCTAATATTTCATTTGTTTCAATATTTATTTGTTGAAATATATCAACTGAATATGTATCTTTAGTTTCTTTGTTTACATTAAATGCAATACTTTCATTATTATATGTATTAATAATGTTATTTTTAGGTTTATAATAAGCCATAACTTTAGGGTTGTTTGATTAATTATTGTATCTAATAAATAATGATGCAGTATCATGTGAAACTGTAAATTCATTATATAGAATTTGAACTTGTTTTGTAATTGAAGATCTTATTATATGATTATGATTTTGTCCAACTAATGGTAAAAACATTATTTCAGCACCAATATAACCATAAGTTTTAGCATTTAATTCTAATGCATCATTAATAGATTTTATTATATTTCCTGATAATTGAACTTGATTTGTAAGAACTTCTAATTCTTGTATTGTTATTGGTTTAGACATAATGTTTAGTTTTAGTAGTTAATTGTTAAATTGATTAGCCCAATGATATTTATTAAATGTTTTATTAAAGAATGATTTAGCTAACTCTTCTACATCTGTATTAGATGTAATAGGTTTAGTATGTTCTTTTAATTGCATTAATACTTTACAATTGTGTTTAATTGAATATTCTTTACAATATTTAATAGCTTCTAATACATCAGTATCTTTACTAAATTTAATTGTTGTAGAATATGATTGTGTTAGTTTAATTATTTTCATTGTAACAATTTTATTGTTTCATTATGATATTTATCATCAAGATTTATTTTATCTTCACAATCATCACAAATATGTTCATAATCATCTTTAAATTCTATTTCATTCTTTGAAATATATTTAAAACAAATGTTACAAGCTATGGCTCCATGGTTACTACCATTATCTTCAAGTATATTCATAATGTTTAAGTATTAGCTATAATATTGAATGTTTTGAGTGTTTTTGATATTGATTGAGTGAATGAGATGATAGTTGATGATTAGACACATACAACCACATACATCAATCAAACAAAATCCCAGTAATAACGCATCCTAACAGGTTAATACAACCTATTATAGTACAAATAATCCAATTGATATTTAATTCAATTGTACCAATTGTGTGAATTATAGTTATACCTATTATATATACAACAGATATTACTAACCATATATTATACAGTAATTGTTTAGTTTCTTTAGTTAACATAAGTATTGTTTAAGTTTAAAATATAATATTAATCTTCATCACATATCATTATAAAGAACACAATAAATATAAATAATATCATAAGAATAAATAAAGCTTTCATATTGATTTAAATTTAAGTAGTCATCATTATTACCAGAACAGTAGACTATATTATTACCAAGACACTGTGTGTACATAAAGAAAGAAGCCCCGAAGGGCTCCTATCAGTTGGTAATAACTTACTCTGTGAACTCAGCATTTTCAGCAGGTACAGCTTCAGTTACATCAATCATCTTGGCAACGCCAAAGTGTTGAGTAGCTTGAAGTAACTCAGAGAAGTCAAGTTCTTTAACAGCAGTAAATCTGAACTGACGTCCATATTCATCTGCTTCAATTTCTTCAGCTTTAACAAGATAAGCTTTACCTTTAGTTAGGTCAGCACGTTCTGCTACTGTACCAGATAATACTCTCTTGTTAGGACAAGACCCTGCTACTACATCCAGAATAACTGGCATAATACCATTTTTGTCAGCTTCTGCTGGTCTTTCGTTAGAACCATTGAATGATTTAACGCTTGCTACGAATAATGTGTTTACTTTTGACATAATACTTTGTTTTTATAATTAATACTTAGACGTTCCGTGAAAGCCACGGGGTATCGCCAATCTTAAAAAAGAGTGGGGTGGGTTTGTGGGTTTATGTCACACTTACAGTAAAATTCAAAAAAAAATTTTAAAAAAAATTTTGAAAAGTCATTTATTATATGTATATTTAACACTTAGCTATATAAATATGGGAAAAGGTATACAAGAACAAATAGAATCACAACATTATCATTTATATAAACCATTTGATGAAAATGAATCAGAATCATACAGGATATATTTAACAATATTAGGAATGTTACATATTAGTCCTGAATTAAATACAGATTATATACAAGATTTAATTAAGACAAATGATCTATATAATCTCACATTAGCATTAGAAATACTTAAATCACAATTTAAAGATGGAAAATAAATATGATGTAAAATATGTTATGGATAGAGTATATCCTGAATCAAAACATAAAGAATATATAATAATTGATTTAGGTCAAATTAAATATACTGAACAAATAAAAGATTTAAATGATTTTGCAATAAGTAAAGATTTATATGAATGTTTTTATGAATTGAAATATCAAATGAAAGTAGCTGTAGTCAAATTATATCTACAAAATAATAATATAAATAATAACAAACTATTACCTTTAATAGAATCAGGTATAGAAGAAGATATAAATGTAGTTTATGAACTACTTAAAATAAATAACAATGAATAGTTTAATAAATATTAATCATATAAGTAATTATGATTTTCACACTCTTGCTAGTCATGGAATAATGGTGCAAGATCCAACTAAATTAATGAATATGAGAAATCCATTTTATAATGATGATCAACTTTTTGATGAAACATTTTCAAAAACACGTTTTATAAAAGAAATGAAAGAAAATTTAACTAAAGTATTTGTAAATAGTGATATGACAAAAGAACAATATATTTGTACATATAATTTAATTAATAGTAATTTAGATGAAGATAATACATTAGCAGAAGAAATATTAAAGACATATGAATAATATAAAAAAAGAAGATTTAAAATCTTTATTAAAAGATTTAATGATAGAAAAAATATCAAAAGAACAACAAAGACAATTTAAAATATATACTGGATATAAAGGACAATATGAATTTGATAAAGCAGTAAGATTAAATATTTATACTGATATATTGAGAGTATCAACACAGTTTACAGATATAGAAAAGAAAAATATTAATACATTATTACATTCAGAACTAAATGAAGATTATAGTTTAGCTGTAGAAATAATTAAAACTAAACATGATATTATAACAGATGAAATATGATAAAATAAATTATGATATTAAAAAGTTCTTATTATTTAAACAATATTATCCTGAACTTTATAATATGAGGTATAGTTTCACTAAAGAAGAATATGATAATATTTATAATATGTTAGATTCTGGTGAATTAGAATTAATGGAATTAGCTAAACAATTAATAATTAGTAAACGAAAAGATGAGAGAATACAAGATGAATCAAATGCAAATGAGATATAATCTTATAATGGAATTACAAAATCTTTGTGCTTTAAATAAACATTCTAATGAAGAATTAGATAAAATATATAAATTTATACATTCAGAAGATGAATACATGTTACAATTAGCATATGAAATGATAAATATTTATAAGAATGATAAGTAGTTTAAGTGATGAAGTATGGAATAATGAAAGAGATAAATCTAATTTTAGAATTAAATTAACTGATATGACATTAGCAAATATTATAGATAAAGATATGTATAATAAGTTAAGAGGTTTAACAGTTAGTGGTCAAGAAGAAGATTTTGAGCTTGCAAAACAGATATTAAGAGCTATTTTAATCAACAGTTAGCTATATAAGATTTGTAACTTTATTAGGATTTTTAAAATAAATGTATTATATTTACAATATTAAAATAATCTATCTAAGAAGACGCACTGCTGGACAACCTAAAATGGCGCCAGTATCTAAGGGTGTAGATAGATGCTTGAATTTCACTGTTCCCGATGATTCAAGTTATTAAGTTGATTTAACATATGCTCTCGTAAAGCTAAAGTACTTAATTGTAGTTAAATCTAGGTAGAAATGCACTGCTTAATAACAAGATGAAATCAAAATGACGGTTATGTGATAAAACACATATAGGGATTCTTGTATCTTGTTGTTAGATAGATTATATAAAAAAAATAAATTATATGATATATTTAATAACAGATGATACCTATGTAAAAATAGGTAAAAGTAAATATCCATTACAAAGGATAAAAGATTTACAAACAAGTAATGCTAGAACATTAAAATTTTTATATGTATTTGATTTAAAAGATCAAATTGAAAAAGTATTACATGAAAAATTTAAAAATTATAAAACTGATTCTTCAAATGAATGGTTTGATTTATCAGATATTAATTTAGATAATGAATTAAAAATATATGACTCTGGAATGGGTAGTTTTAAAGCAAGACAATTAAATAATGAATTATTTAAAAGTAATATTCATACTACTCAAAATAGAAAAAAAATAATTACTGTATTAAAAGGTGATGAACTTAAAATAAGAAGAACTAATATGTTAAATGATATTAAGAATCATTTACAATTAAATAAAAATAAAAGAATATCTTATGATCCATATGTTATTAAATATGGTTTTAGTAAAGCAGAAATAACTTATTATATTAAATCTGCAGGATTAAGTAATAGGATATATCAACATAATTCTAAAGTCTGAGGAAACTCAGGCTTTTTTATTTTATAAATATTTTAAATAATATTTGGATTTCTCAATTATATATATTATATTTGATTATAATTTTAAATAAATAAGATATGGAATTAGTTCAAGCAATTAACATTATTGAACAAGCACTTAATGCTAGTGCACAAAAAGGAGTATTTGGATTACAAGATTCAGCACTTATTTTTAATGCTTTAAATCTATTAAAATCAATTAATTCTAATATGGAATCTCAAAAAGGTGATCCTGAACCAATAAGTAAACCAATAGGTAAATCTCAAGCTAAGTATGATTTAGATTCTAAAAATAAAAAATAATAATATGAAAAATATATTTGCAGGAGGATTAGTGTTAAGTGTTGTAGGTGCATTAGCTGCATTCTTTTTTGGTTATATAGATATAACTATGTTTGGTACTATTGTAGGTTTGTTAGGTACTACATTTTATGGATTGTATCAAAAGTTTAGTAAAGATGAAGTTAAAAAAGAACTTGAAATTACTGAAAGAGAACGTAGACTTTTAAGTGTTACTTTAGATAATAAAGAAGAAGAACTTAAAGCTTTGAAAATTAAAAAAACTACTAAATCTAAATAATTATGTGGGGATTTGAATTAGAAATTTTATCACCTAAACAAATATGTATAGGATTTCATTGTGAAATGCAAGAATGGATTGAAGATGAAACTGATGAAGAATATGAAATGTTAAAAATAACAATTGGTTTATTATTAATTAATTTTAATTTTTATTATAGATAATGGGTAAAGGAAAAAATAAAGGACAAAGTTTAAGTAGAAAACTTAAACGTGGAGTAATTGATCAATTTGGTAATTCATTAAAAAGACCTTTTAATAATTCTAAAAGATCTGAAGGTTCATTTCAATTAGAAAGAGAAAAGTTTTATTTTGGTATGAAAGATTACTTTCAACATTTAAGTAAATTAAATAATGAGCAAGAAAATAACACTGAAGAATCTAAGTAATTATTTTGGTGGATATAGTAGAATGATATTTAATAATGTTGTAGGTCTACCACAACATGAACAAGAACAAATAGCCTATAGAGCAGAGTTATGTAAAAATGACTGTGCTCTTCAAAGGCAATGTGTTATATGTGGTTGTGATTATCCAGGTAAAATATTTAATAAAGAAAGTTGTAATATAAATAGGTTTCCAGATATTATGTCTAAAGAACAATGGGAACAATATAAAATTAATAATAATATAGATTAATGGCTACACCTAATACTGAAAAAAGACCTTTAAAGAATGAACCAAATCTTAAGGTAGATTTAAATGAAGAACAAAAAGAATTTGTAAAATTGTTTTATGAATATGATGTTAACTTCTTACTTGGTGACTTTGGTTCAGGTAAATCTCTAGCAGCTGTACATACAGCAATTAAAGCTTTTAGAAAGAAACAATTTGATAATATATGGATTACAAGACCAATGCTTAAAAATAACTTAGCAGCTCTTCCAGGAACATTAGAAGAAAAGATGGCTCCATATACATATCCCATTATTCAAAACTTAGAAGTTTGTCAAGGTAAAGAACAAACTGATAAAATGCAGAAAGAAGGTTTAATTAAAATTATGCCAATTGAAGTAGCTAAAGGTGTAACATTTATGAAGTCTGTAGTTATTGTAGATGAATTTCAAGATATGGATTATAATGATTTCAGAACTATTCTTACAAGACTTGGTGAAGGATCTAAAATGATATTTTGTGGTTCTAAAGAACAAATAGATAAATCTATTAATAAAAATTCTTGTTTATTTAAAATACTTAAATTAAAAGATTCTGGATTAGTAGGATTTAAAACATTAACAGCTAATCATAGAAATTCTATATTAACAGATATAATTAAATATTTAGAAGATGAAAAATAATAATTTTATATATTGGAATGATGAATGGAATAGAATATCAAAATAGTTTTAAATCTAAAGAAGATTTAATCAAACGTAAAGATAATATTCTTAGTAATATAAAATTATTATTAGAAGATTTAAAACATACTGTTGATATTAAAGAAGAACAAATGGTAAATAATGAATGGCAACTCACTATTAGAGTATATGAAAGATAATAAAATTAGAACAGAGGAAATGGAAAAACTCAATAATTATTTTAAACAAATAAATAGTATGAGTCCATTTCCTATAATTGATACAGAAGTTATTATGAATTTAGATAATAAACTTAAGAACAATAAAATAGACTATGATAGTGAACCTGTTATATGCTGTGCACATTGTAAAGAACTAACAATTAAAATTGATGAATATAATAATGAGTTTTGTGTATTATGTAAAAATAGTTTAAATGAAACTGAAATACATCCTACTATATTTCATTGGTTAAATAAATATAAAAATAAAGATATTATAGATGAGTAATACAAAACAAGCTTTAATCAAAACTACTAGTAAAAACTTCTTTAAACATTGGTTAGTTCTTACACAACCTTTACATAAAATGAATACTCAAAGTATTAATGTTACAGCTTTATTTTTATATTATTATTTTGAATTTAAAAAAGAAATTAGTAATGATGATTTAGCTTGGAAGTTAACATTTGACTATGATACTAAAACAAAGATTAAAGAAGAATTAAATATATCACAAGATCAAGTATTAAGAAATATGATGACAGTTTTACGTAAAGATAAAGTTATAGTTGATAATAAGATTAATAAATCTTTTATTCCTATAATTGATTTAAATAAAAGTAATTCATTTTCATTAATATATAAATTTGAAATAGATGGTTAATATAAAATTTAAATATAAAATAAAAGAAGTAGCTAGAAAATATAGTCTTCCTGAAAGTGTAGTTGAAGAAATATTTAATAGTCAATTTAAATTTTATAGAGAAACTATAAGTAGTTTACCTTTAAAAACAATTCAAACTGAAGAAGAGTTTGATGAATTAAAAACAACATTTTATTTTAAATATTTAGGTAAAATGTTTACAACGTGGAATGTAATAAAAAAACTAAGAGCTATAACTCTTTTAAAACAACAAAAATTAAATAAAATAGAAAATGGAGAAGATTAATTTTATACCAAGAGATTCATATATTCTTGTAACAAGTAATTTAGTAAAGAAAGAAGATAATGGTTTGTTAATGAAACAAGCACCTGAAATTAAAGAAATACAACAAGTAGTTGCAATTGGTCCAGGAGTAATTAATTTAAATGTAGGTGATTATGTATTGCTTAATATGAATAATTTTATTCAAACAGTTAAAAAACAATCTACAATTAGAGCAGGTATTGGTGGTCAAGATATGATGTCAGAGCAAATTGTAATTCCATTTTTTAGTGTACCAGGAAATGAAACTGTTTATATTAAAATTAATTCTAGAGAGATAGAAGGAACAATTCCTGATTATGATGCTTTACCTGAAGTTACTAAATCATTTAAAACTTTAGCTGAGTTTACATTAGAACAAGAAGCTAAAGAAAAAGAAATGCAAAATGTAACTAAAAAAGGTATGAAGTTTGCTGAAAAAGAAACTGATGTAGCACCATTGGTTATAACTGATTCTAGTAAAATTAAAATGTATTAATGATTGTATTAAGATACACAACTTTTGAAAATGATGAAGGAGATTTAATAAGTAATGTAATTATTCCTGTTGATCTACCTAAAGAAGCAGTTTATACAATAAGTCCTATGATAACAGATCGTGGGACTTATTTTAAAAATGTAACACTGATTGAGGATATGTATGGTAAACAATATAAAATTGTAGGTAACTATAAAGATTGGATTAATAAAATACGTCCACAAACTGAAACAAATAAAATAGGATTTAAATGAAATTATTTGAAATGAAAGATTGGAAATTAACTATTTCCGAAGAAGCTTATTCCTTAATACCATTCAAGAATATTATAGACTCTGATAAGTCTAAAGATAAAGAATTGGCTATTAAGGAATTAGCATTTATATGGCATTATACTGATATTAAATCAGATTTTCAATATCTTATAAATGATAAACAACGTGAAGAAGAAGTAGCAAGTGATGTAGGTTTAGATATTAAAAAATGGAAAAGATCTAAATTAGTAGATGAAGCTATTGAATATTATAAGAAAAGAAGTACAACTGTATCATCAACAATTTTAGATAATAGTTTATTTATTGCAAATACACTTTCTAATAAGATGAGAACTATTGTTGAATCAGATAGTTTAAGTATTGCTGATATAGAAAAAGTAAGTAAAGGTTTAGCACAAATGCCTAATATTGTATCATCATTAGAAAAATTACAAACTAGTGTTGTTAAACAACAAGTTGAACAATCTAGTAAAGTTGGTTCTAAAGATAAGAATATATTTGAAGATGGAATATTTTAATTTTAAATTACTACTATGATAAATATGAATAAATATCAAAGTGATATTATAGATCAAATTCCTAAAAAAATACGAGACGAGATATTAGAATATATTGAAACTATTCCTTTTATTAAACATTTAATTCAACCTGAAGAAATTAGAGGGTATGCAAAAGATAGACCTAAATATTCTGATTTAAATGATGATGATGAAAATAAAACATTTGATGATGATAGAATTATAGTTGATATAACTAAACCTCATATTCTTGAAGATATGGATTTTTTTAGAGAACGTGCTATATTCTTTGAAAAAAATAATGGTAGATATACTAATTTAACTCCAAGTAGAAATCCTAAATCTGAATATGCTTTATTCTGGAAAGAAGAAGGGAGAAGATGGAAAGAAGGATATGTAAGACCTTATGATGGTGAATGGATTCCAGGTTATTTATATTTTTATTGGAATTATACTAAAATATGGTTAGTTGAAGAAAATGAAAATAATAATAAGAAAAAGAAAAGACAACAGGCTGAAAGAAAAAGTGAATTTCCAAAACCTTGGTTAGGAGATTATTTATTTTTTCATTATGTAGATCAAGCTAGAAAAGAAGGTCAACATGGTAAATTACTTAAAATGAGGGGTTGTGGTTGGTCATTTAAAGCAGCTGCTATATCTCCTTGTAATATGTATATATTTCCTGGTACGGGTAATGTTAATTTTCACTTAGCTTCTGAAAAAACTTTCTTATTAGGGGATAAAGGTGTATTTGGTAAAGTTGTAGATAATTTAGATTATATTGCAAAAAATACTCCACTACCATCTTTAAAACTTACAGACTCTATCAGATCTATGGAGATACAATTTGGTTATTCTGAAGATGGATTACGTAAAGGATTATTATCTTCAGTGAATGGAATATCATTAAAAGATAATCCTGAGAAAGCTAGGGGTATTCGTGGACCTTTTATTCAATATGAAGAAGATGGTTTATTCCCAGATTTAATAACTGCATGGGGTGTAAATAGAGAAGCTGTTGAATCAGGTAGTTCATCATTTGGATTTATGATGGCAGGTGGTACAGGTGGTACAGAAGGAGCTTCTTTTGAAGGTTCTAGAAAACTATTCTATGAACCAGATGCATATAACATATATTCAGTTGATAATGTTTATGATAAGAATGTTCAAGGTGGTGCTAAATGTGGATTCTTTTGGGGAGCTTATATGAATAGACATAGATGTTATGATGAAATAACTGGTGAACCTGATGTAATCAAAGCTATGTTTGAGATCATTGAAAATAGACATAAGATTGCTAGTAATTCAAATGATCCAGCACCATTAACACAAGCTAGAGCAGAAAAACCTATTACACCACAAGAAGCTATTATGCGTGTAGAAGGTACAATATTTCCTGTTGCAGATTTAAGTGATTATTTACAAAGTATTAAACCAGAAGAAGCTAGATTTATTGGACAACATTATGTTGGAGATTTAATATATGATCCAGTATTAGGAGTTATATGGAAACCTAATGCAGATTTAAAACCTCTTAGGACTCATGAAGTTGATAAAAATAGACAAGGTGCTGTAGAGATATTTGAATTACCTAAAAGAGGTGCTGATGGTAGAATACAGTCAGGTAGATATATTGCAGGGATTGATCCAATTGATGCTGATGAAGGTAAATCTTTATTTAGTATATTAGTAATGGATTTACTTACAGATAGAATTGTTGCTGAATATACAGGTAGATATGCTAAAGCTGAACAATGTTATGAAATTGCATTAAAATTATGTATGTTTTATAATTGTCAAGCTAATTATGAAAATAACTTAAAAGGTTTGCATACTTATTTTAAACATAAGAATGCTTTACATTATTTAGCAGATACTCCTGAAATATTAAAAGATATGGATATGTTAAAACCATCTATGTCTAATCCTAAAGGAACAAGATCTACAAAACCTATTAATGCTTGGGGTAGACAATTACAAGTTACTTGGCAATTATCAGAAGCTTATAATAATGAAGATGGAACTGAAAATAGAAAACTTAACTTACACACTATTAGATCATTAGGATATATTGAAGAATGTATGAAATGGAATGAGGATGGTAACTTTGATAGGGTTTCTGCAGGTAATATGTTATTTATATTTAGAGAAGATAGATTACGTCAAAGATTGTCTTTAAGAAAAGAAGTTGTTAAAACTAAAAAATCTTGGGCTGATAGTAAATTCTTTGAAGGAGTATATGGAAATAAAACAGGAAATATAAAAGAAAAATATAAAAGTATATTTGATGAACAAAATATAAGTATATTAGATGATTAAACATGTTAGCCATTTTAAGAGTTTAAAATTATTAATAAATTTTTCATTAATTAAGTATATTTACAAATTAATAAAATTAAAATATGTCAACAGTAATATCTAAAATGCCTCGCCAAAAATTATCTTTTTCACAGAAAGGTAAAGAATGGAGAAAAAATAATGTTGATCATGCTGATAAGTATTCTTTTTATAATAATGAACGAGTAAGACAAACTTTAAGAAATAGAGTAATTAATCTTAACTTATATAATGGTATAGTATCACCAACAGATATTGCTAATACATTAAATCCACAAGGTATTGATGCTGAATTTATTACAAGACAAATTCCACATCACCCTATAATGGTTCCTAAAATAGATGTATTAGTTGGAGAAGAAATTAATAGACCATTTGATTGGTTTTTTACAGTAACTAATCCAGATGCAATATCTAAAAAGGAAAAAGAAAAAGCTACTATTATAAGAGAAAAATTAGTATCATTAATACAACAAGGATTATCTGAAGAAGAAGCTAATAAAGAACTTATAAAATTTAATAAATATTTAAAATATGAATTTCAAGATAGTCGTGAACGAATGGTTAATCATTTGATGAAACACTATTATGAAGAATTAAATTTTAAATCTAAATTTAATGAAGGTCTTAAACAAGCTTTTATTAATGCTGAAGAAATTTATCAATGTGATATAGTATCAGGAGAACCTACATTTGAAATTTTAAATAATTTAAAGGTTCACTCTGTTAGATCAGGTAATTCATCTAAAATTGAAGATTCTGATTTAATTGTAATTGAAGATCATTGGTCACCTGGACAAATTATAGATACTTTTTATGATGAACTTAAAGGTTCTGAATTAGATCAAATTACAGATTATTCTACTAGTAATGCTAATGGTCAAGGAAAATATACTACTGATGATGAAAATCATTTATTATTGAGAGATAATGGTGAAGATGTTATTAATAGTTATTTAAATTTAGCTGAAATTAATGGACATCAGTTTACATCTGATTATATTGATTCATCAGGTAATTTAAGAATACTTAGAGTATATTGGCGTTCACAAAAGAAAATATTCAAATTAAAATTTTATGATGAATATGGTGAAAAAGATTATAAATATGTATCAGAAGAATATATACCTAATGAAGATTTAGGTGAAGAAGTAACTACCTATTGGGTTAATGAATGGTGGGAAGGTACTAAGATTGCTAAAGATATATATATAAGAATGCGTCCTAAACCTGTACAATATAATAGAATGAGTAATCCTTCTGTTTGTCATCCAGGAATTATAGGAGAAGTTTATAATACTAATCAAGGTCGTTCTGTATCATTAGTTGATAAAATGAAAAATTATCAATATTTATATGATGTATTATGGGATAGACTTAATTTAGCAATTGCTAAAAATCTTGGTAAAATTCTTTTACTTGATATGTCTTTAGTACCAGATGGTTGGGAACCAGAAAAATGGATTGCTCAAGCAACTAAATTAGGTATTGGAGTTATTGATGGTTTTAAAGAAGGAAATGCAGGAGCATCTCAAGGTAAACTTTCAGGTCAAATGAATGGTACTAATATTAGAGCTATTGATTTGGAAACAGGTAATTACATTCAACAACATATAAACTTATTAGAGTTTGTTAAAATGGAAATGGGTGAAATTGCAGGTATATCTAAACAACGTGAAGGTAACGTATCTAATAAAGAAACTGTAGGTGGTACTGAAAGAGCTGTTACACAATCATCTCATATCACTGAATGGTGGTTTATGAAACATGAAGATGTTAAGAAAAGATGTTTAAGTGTATTTTTAGAAACAGCTAAAATAGCATTAAGAGATAATAAGAAAAAACTTCAATCTATTACTGATGATGGATCTATATTAATTTTAGATATTGATGGTAATGAAATTAATGAAGCAGATTATGGATTAATGGTAACTACTGGAAGTAGTGTTAAAAAAGTAAGAGATACTTTAGAAACATTAGCCCAAGCATTTTTACAAAATGGTGGTTCTTATACAACAGTTATAGATTTATTAAGTTCACAATCATTAGCAGATATTCGTAAAAAAATTGAAAATGCTGAAGATGAGATGAATGAAAGAAATGCTAAAATTGAAGAAGATAGAAATAAAACTGCTATAGCTCAAATAGAAGCTGAACAAGCTGATAAATTGGCTGAAAGAGAATTGAAAGTATATGAAATAGATACTAAAGCAGAAACTGAAATTCAAAAAGCAATTATACAATCTAATGATAAACAAATGGCTTTAGGTGTTACAGATGATTCATCTGATGAACCAAGTGATTTTGATTATCAAAAACATAAAGATGATATAATGATTAAGATGAAAGCTATGCAAGATGCTATGACTATGCATAAAGATAAAATGGAAAAAGAAGATAAGAAAATTGCAGTATCTAAACAAAAAAAGGCTAGTACAACATAATGTGTTAGCCATATAGGATTTGTAATTTTTTGATTAAAATTTTATATTTTATACTATATTTGTTAAATATTTAAAAAGGGGAAATATGAACGAAGATGAATTAGGAATGAATTTGTTTCTAGGTGATGATTTTTATGAAGATGAAGATCAAAATAATAATCAACCTGATCCAAATGATTATGAACTAAAAAATACAGATCTTGATGATGATAATGATAATCAAGATGATGAACAAAATAATGATGATAATAACGACGAGGGTGTAAATCCAGAGGGAGTAGTCGGGAATACAGAGGATGATGACGCCAATCATAATGATGACGTTGATAATTCTTCTCCCCCTTTATACAAATCCTTGGCGTCAATGTTAATGGAAAAAGGTGTTCTCACCTCTGTAGATTCATCAAAGCTTGATGATGTTAAAGATGAGCAAGGAATTGCAGATCTTATTATAGCAGAAGTTAAAGCAAAAGAATTAGCTGATTTATCAGATTTACAAAAAGAAGCTGTAGAAGCTTTTAGAGCAGGAGTTAATGTTGAGACATTTAAACAACAAAAACAAACTGAACAAGAACTTGATTCAATTACTGAAGATGTTATTCAAGAAAATCAACAATTAAGATTTGATCTTATTTATCAAGATTTTATTAATAAAGGATACACTGAAGAAAAAGCAACAAAGTTTACTAATAGAAGTATTGAAGCTGATGATGATATTGAAGATGCTAAAGAAGCATTAGAAAATATTAAACAAGGTGTTAAAGAAAGATTTAATGAACAAGTTGAATTTGAAAAGAATGAAAAAGCTAAACTTGTAAAACAAAAAGCTGATGATTTGAAAGCTCTTGAAAAAAGAATATTAGAATCAGAAGAACCTATTCCAGGTTTAAAATTAAATGATGTACATAGAAAAGAAGTTTTAAAATCTATGATGACACCAGTTAGTAAGAATCCTGTAACAGGTGTCGAAGAAAACGCTCTTATGAAAGAGCAAAGAGAAAATAAAGAATTTTCACAAAAATTATATACTGTCTTTACGTTATCTAAAGGATTTACAGATTTCAGTATGTTTGCAAAACAGGAAACTAAAAAAATGTCTACTGATTTTGACAAAATATTAAAAAATAATAAACATGTTTTAGCTGGTGGGAATGAATCATTCCTTGATGATCCTAATTCTTCAGATTTTGAAATAGGTGATAAACTAGTTTACTAAATTAAAATTAAAAATAAATAACTAAATTAAATTATGAGTGTAGGTAAATTTGTAATGACTAAAGGACAATATTGGTCAGGATTAACAACTAGAAATCACTTAGGTCAGATCTATGCTACTAGACCGATGGTTGCATCTCAGATTACAGGTATATTGTTAGCACAAGCAGGAATGAAAAATCTTGATACTGTACTTAACATGTTCCCTGTTAAATATCTTGAAGATGAAGGAGATTTCATTTGGAAAATGGTTGGTTCGCATGAACGTAATATTCCACTTATTGAAGCAAGATTTGAAGGAGCTGTAGTAACAGAAGATACTGATAATGTAGGTGCTAATCGTACTGAAATTGAACTAGTATTCGCTGAAAAATATTTTACAGACGTTCACGTAATTGCAGGTAGTAAACCTGATGTGTATCAATATCGTATGTTATCTGATGGTAAACCAGAAGGACCTAATGGACCTTATGTATATACTGCAGAAGTATGGGGTGGTCCTGAAACATATCAAGGTGTACCAGGTTCTGAACTTTTAACAGGAGAAAGATTCTCTATTGAAGGTGCTCCAGTTGAAAGAACAATGTCTATTAAAGGTGCTGATATTAATTTCAGTTCTCCATATACATTGAAAAATACAATGTCACAACTTCGTGTTGAAACAACTGTACCAGGTAATATGATTAATTGCAAATTGAATGCTACAGATGTATTCTATGCTAAAATTGAATCACTTGATAATGCTGGTAAACTAAGAACATCTAATACATGGATGCAAGAAATCTATTGGAGATTTGAGCAACACTTGTCAAGATTGAAAGCATACAATATTATGTTTGGTAAATCAAACAGAGCTGAAGATGGTACTTTCTTGAATGTTGGTAAATCAGGATTTAAAATTGAATCTGGTTCTGGTATTAGAGAACAAATGGAAGTTTCAAATATTGTTACATATAACATTTTCTCTTTGAGAATTTTGGAAGATATGTTGCATGAACTTTCAGAAGGTAAGTTAGACTTTAAAGAAAGAGTATTTGTACTTCGTACAGGTGAACGTGGAGCTAAACAATTTAGTCAAGCAATTAATCGTGAAGGACAAGCTTGGAGAGAACTTTCTCAAAACAACCCAGCTGTTGTTCAAAAAGTAAGTTCACCACTTCATTCAAATGCTTTTAAAGCAGGTTACCAATTTACAGAATATGAGTTTGCTAACTCTATTAAAGTAATGGTTGAGGTAGATCCAATGTATGATGATAAAGTAAGAAATAAAGTACCTCATCCAGATGGTGGTGTTGCTGAATCTTATAGATATGATATTCTTTATATTGGTTCAACTGAAGAGCCTAATATCCAAAAAGTAGCTGTACGTGATATGGAAGAAATTCGTGGTTACCAAGCTGGTTTTAGAAATCCTTTCACTGGTGAAAGAGGATCTGGAAATATGGGTAGAATGGAAGATAGTGCTACAATCACAGCTTACGCTATGCAAGGTGCTATGGTAAAAGATCCATCAAGAACTGCATCATTAATACCAAGTATTATATATCAGTCATAAATAAAATAAATCCTAGGGACGAAAGTCCCTGGGTTTTTTTAAAATTAAAATAACAAATTTTTTAAACAATGGGAGAAGTTAAAAAAGGATTTACGTTACCAGAAGAAAGAGTAACAATAAAATTTATAAAAAGAAATAAAGGATTAGCTGCAGATGTATCTGATTCACATATTCTATCAGGTGGAATGATTGAGGGAACAACACGTAAGTTTTGTGTACCTCTATTAAGAAATGGTGGTCTTAAAAATGTTCTAAGTAATGATGAAAAAGAGTTTTTTGAAAATGATCACTTTAGAGGAGTTAATCTTTCTATATATAGTGATTTTTGGAAAACACAATATGTAGCATTAGAAAAATTAGATACAATTTTAGATTTATCAGTACCTGAAGATTATTTAAAATATAAAATTCTTTTAGCATGGGATGATGTAATTGCACCATCTTTAGAAGATTATAAAAAGAAAAATAAAGGAACATATCAATTTTTTATTACAAGAACAGGTGAAGAACTTAAAGATCGATCTAAAAAACTTGATCTTATTAAGACAGCTTGGAAAGAATATTATAGAATTGAAGATAACAGAGATACATTAATTTCTATTATTTATTTAATGTCTGGTAAAAAAGTATCAGAAAATTCAACAATGAAATTTATCAATACTGAAGTTGAAACTTTAGTTGATACAAGAACTAAAGATTTCTTGGCATTAGTTGAAGATCCTAATTTTGAAACAAAAACGTTAATTGCTTTAGCTGAAAATGCAGGAATTATTCTTAAAAAGAATGGTAAATACGAAACAATTGATGGACTTACGTTGGCTAAACAAGGAGAAATTGCTACATTACCAAATGCTGTTAATTATTTAATTGATCCTAAAAATCAAGAAGTTCGTGATCTGATTCAAGCGAGAGTTGAAAATACTAAATAATAATGACAACGACTGAATTTATTTCACAATTTAATATTCTTTATAATAATATTTCTTCTAATTCTGCACCTGGAATTAATACTTATGAAATGTCTGTTTATTTAACAAAAGCTCAATTAGAGATTGTTAAAGAATATAATGGACCTTTAAATAAATATCAAAAAGGATTTGATGGTTCAGATAAAAGACGTACAGATTTAAAAGAATTAATAATTGATTTTAAATCTGATATATCTACTATTAATTCACAAAATATAAGCACTAGTTTAAATTCTAAATTTTTTAATATTCCTAATAATGTATTTTTAATAAAATATGAAAAAGGAAAATTTAAAAAAGGTAATTGTGATCTTGAATTAGATATTATACCAATTACTTTAGATGAATTTAATGAAAAGGTTAAAAATCCTTTTAAAAAACCATATAAAAAATTAGCTTGGAGATTAGATTATTCTTCTCAAAATAATAATCCAATTGTTGAAATAGTTAGTTCAGAAAATATATTAACATATCATTTAAGATATTTAAAATATCCTGAACCAATTGTACTAACAAACTTACAAACTAATCCAGAATATATTGGAATGAATTTATCAATTGATGGAATTACACAAGAACAAACTTGTAAACTTAATAAAGAAATTCATCCAGAAATATTAGATCGTGCTGTAGAACTTGCAATACGAGATTATAAAGAAAATAATTTACAAAATAAAGTTCAATTAAATAATAGAAATAACTAAAAATTAAAAATATGGCGAGTATAGTTTCACCAAAAAATGTAGGTAAATTAATGATTGCTACAGCAGTAGCTTCAGAAACAACTAATTCAACTTTTGTTACAGGAGCAACAATTGGTGAAGTAGCAGTTGTAGATGCGAAAGGATCTGCAATTGTAGCTAATCAACCTTTTAAAATTGTTCATAAAAAAGATGGATCTCTTACAGGAGTAGATTTTTCTGATACAATTGATCCTAAACAAATTGATTTTATTAAAGTAGCTCCTTATCAAGCAGAGCAAGCTCAAATTACAGTTGTAAGTGGATTTACTGGTACACCTATTGCAAATGCAACTTATCGTGTATCAATTCGTAAATATGATGGTATAGGTTCTCCAGAGAATTTTAGACATATTCATGGTTTCGTAGTAACTCCAGTTAATAACACATTAACTTATGCAGATATTTTAGCTCAACTGAGAGATAATATTAATGCATCACTTAAACGTGATAATGAATTTAGAGAAATTCAAGTAACAGTTGTTGGTTCAACATTGGTATTTACAGGTCAAGTACAATCATTTTACTTAGGTAAAGATAGTGGAGATCCAGTTTATTTTAATATTGAAACATCAATTAAAGATAATTCTCCAGCTACACTTGCTGAAGCAGGAACATCTTATACTGGAATTTTAACTGTTGAAAATACACAAGGTGTCAAAGCTGGTGTAGGTACAGGTAAACAAGTTGCACAAACAGAATATTCTTGGAGAGGATATGAAAATGCTGATTATGGTAGAGAAATGGGATTCCCTAATAACTTTAATGTTACATCTCTAGCTAATGGAACAGCTAACTATAATACAGTAGTTATTGCATTTCATAAAGATCGTGAAGGAGTAAATGTTGAAAGACAATTTAAAGAGCTAATTGTTGTAATGCCTTTTACAAATTTAGCAAGTAATGGTAATATTAATGCACTTTTAGCTAAGTTAAGAACAGTTGCACCAAATGTAGTTGTTCCAGCTAATTTACCAGTAGCATAATATAAAAAATAACTAACCAATTAAGGGAGTAGAGTTCCAAACTCTCTCCCTTTTTTTATTTAAAAAAATATGATATATATAAATAACTTATCAATTTCTAATGATACACAAAATTTAAATGTTGATATAGAAACTAATTTAGGTTCAAATATAACAAATGTTCTTTTATGGAATGAAAAAACATTTAAAGATTATTCACAAGCAATTGATTTATCATTCAAATTAGAACAAGTTAATAATAAAGAAATATTTATTGTAAATATATCAGATATAAATATTGATGCATTTAGTGGAATATGGTTTTTAGAAATAACTTCTGATTATGAAGAAGAAGGTTGTGTTAATTGTCAAAATAATATTATTGGTATTGCAGCAAATTTAAATAATATTAAAACTTATTTATTAAATGAAATTTTAAAATTAAATTCTTGTAATAATTGTGATAATGATTATGATAATGTAATTAATATCAATTTAATTTTAAAAGGTATTTGTAATGCTTTATCATTAGGATATTATGAAGAAGCAATTTATTTATATAAAAAAATAAGTAAAATGTTAGGTGGTAATATAAAATGTAAAACATGTAAAGATTTAATTAATCCTACTTATTTAAATGGATTAAATTATGGTATTTTAAATGACTCTTTAATTTTAATATAATGAATCAAATAACTAGCTTTAAAGTATTAATTGGAAGTTTATATAAGAGTTTAACAAAAGCTAGTATTTATGGAAAATTAAAATTAAGAAAACTATACATACTAGATATAATAAACGAATTTCTTTATGATTGTCCAAATTGTATAAATCATAAAATAACTCAACAATTACAAAATCTTGCTATTTTTATACAAAATAGTGATGATAATATTTGTAAATATAGAGAACAAAGAAGTATATACACAAATATAGTTGGATGTAAAGATTGTAATCCAAATAACAGTCCATTAGTAGTAATTAATACTGCACCAGTAATTAATGAACCTGAAGAACCAATTGATTCAATTCCTAAACCTGAAATTTGTAAATTAGAAATAGATTATGATAGAAATTTAATATTTAGATGGATTGAATTATCTGATTTTACAGGATGTTATAAAGGAGATACACCTATTAAATTTTTAAAAATTATTTCATTACCTGAAAATGGTGCATTACAAATAAATGATAATACAGCTTATATAAATCAAACTATTAACTTAAATGATTTAAATAATTCTAATATATTTATTAAATATCAAAGTTTTCTTGAAGAAGAAACTGATAGTTTTGAAATTCAAGTAAGTGATAGTTCAGTACCTCCAGTATATTCAGAAACAACAACTATAACAATTAATGTAATATGAATTTAGAAAAATCAAATAATTATATTACTTTTAATAAAGAAACATTCATAACTGATTATTTTGATAAAGAAGGTGATAAACCTTTAGAAGTTATGATTTTAAATCTTCCAATATATGGTATTTTTAAATTTAAAAATAAAGCTGTAAATAAAGTTAATTTTACATTTAAATTAGAAGATATTAATTATTTTACTTATTTAAGATTAAGTGATAAAGAATATACAGAAGAAATTAATTTTAAAACAAGTGATAATAATTCAAATAAAAAATTTAGTAATATGGCTACAATGATAATAAATGTAAGTGCTAAAGAAAATTTACCACCTATAATTGGTAATAACGAAATAGATATTGAATATGATTCTACTTATGTTTTTACTCAAGATGATTTTACAACAAATACAACTCCACCTTATTCAGATCCTGAAGGAAATCCACCATATAAACTTAAAGTATTATCTTTACCTGTAAATGGTACATTTACATTTAATGGAATTAATATTACTATAAATCAAGAAATTTTATTTACAGACATTAATTCTGGTTTATTACAAATAACAGGAACTAAAGCAGATATTAATGGTGAAAGTTTTAGTTTTAATTTTACAATTTCAGATACGGGATCTCAAATATACGCATAATGAAAACATTTACAATAAATATAAATCCCGTTAAAACTTTACTTGCTAAAAATAAAGTTTATACTATTTCAGACCAATCTCAATTAACATATCTTTATCCTACTATTGAAGATGATATGGGATTAGAACCAACATATATAGATAATTTAAGTACTACAACTTTAATAAATGGAAATATTGAAATAGATTCTAATGGAACTACAAGATTAATATTTATACCTAATGGAGTTTTAAATAGTGCTAATTTTGAATATACATTAAAAGACTCTTTAAATAGAGAAAGTACAGCAATAATAACAATAACAACAATATAACATGGCAATACAATGCAACGAAATAAATCAAACTGCTAATTATTTAAAAGGAAAATTTCAAGATTGTACAAAATTAAAAGCAGAAGATATGCAACTTTTTGTAGATTTAGTTTTAGCTGTTGGTTCATGTGCAAATGGTGGTCCTGCTTATGACATATTAATAACAGATAACTATCAACCTGAAATAAATGAAGTAGTTACATATCCAATTAATACATATCATTCAATTAATATTATGGTATTAGAAGGAACAATAAGTAGAACTATAGATGGTGAAACTGTCATATTTCCTACAGGAACTGTTCTAAGACATGAAGTGACAACATTAAATCAAACACCTTATACTTTCACAGTAAAAGCTAATTCAAATATTGTAGTAGAGTATTTAACAATAAACGAAGGAGGAGGAAATTAATATGGCTTATATAGAAAATAACTTAGGTAATATAAATAGTGGAGGAGGTTCCTTTGATCAAGATAATATTGATAAGTTTCTAACATTTAGAATATTAGATAGTGAAGGTATTACTTCTGAAACAATAGAACAGATTAATGCTTTAGGTTATGTAATTGATGAAACTGAAAGTTTATGGATACAATTTTATAGACAAGAAGCTGTTGATGTTTTTGGATTAGTTAAAAAGATAGATATCTATAAAGTAATTAATACGGGTAAAGGTGTTCTTGTTATAGATGAAAATGGTAGTAATTTAAAATACATTACTTCTTATTCTCCGAACGCAGACAGTTATGAGGATTTAGAAAGTACAGATATTATATCTATTACTTCTTTAGGAGGACAAACTATTTCTCAATATGTAAATACTCATAATCCTCCTTATGTAATTCAAAGTCAATCAGAAGGTTATACCATATTCCAAATAGGAACTGATGTTAATAACCTAATATCTTATTTGTATTTAGGGGAGGGTGGTACTTTTGGACAAGGTTCTGGACAAACTACTAATGCAGATTTTCAATTATTAAGTAATGTTACTCCTAATATTGTATATGGAGAATCCTTACCAAAAGATTTCTTTATCTCTAATACTTATAGTGTAGCTAATCTTGGAAAAAATTTAACTTATATTACAGATACATTTAGAACATTAGATATAGGAAATCTTGTTAATGCTTGGACTACTAACGCTGTTATAGTAATTGATGAAAACACTATATTTATTCATGGTCAAAAAGATTCTGAAAATGGAGAATTATTTGGACTTACTTTAAAAGGTTGTAGAATTATAAACAATGAACTTACTTATACATCTTATGAACTTACAGACTTTGATGAAATATTTAAAACCACTAATATTCCTAGTGCATTACATAGTATGGAATATCATAGAGGTTTTGTATATTTTGTAACTAGACCTCGAAGTCCTTATTCAGTAGGTATTCAATATTTAAAAGTAAATCCTTTTGATTTACAAGATAAAATTTATGGAGAATTAGTAGATTATGTAGGTACTACTACTAATCTTGTAATGTATGAAGATAGTATGTTCTTTTTAGTAACTTCTGGTATTAATTCACCTGCAAGTTTAGTTAGAGTTAGTACTGATTTTAGTCAAGCTGAAAATATATTTACTTATCCTAATACTAACTTGCAATATAAAGTATCTACAAATTATCCTTTTACCATATCTAATGATAAGGTATATATTGCTACAAGATGGCAAGAAACAGCAGGAGCAAATAAACTTGGTATTTTAAAGTTTGATTTATTTAAAGGAGAATTAGAAAATCAAAGTATGATTGGATTAGAAGATGATCCAACAGCAGGAAACTTCCCAGTTCCACATTGGATAAATGTATTTAATGATAAGTTATTAGTAGGTACAGCTACCGGTCCTAATATAGCTACTAGCAATAAAAGTTTAAGTAGAATTAATTGTGCTTCTTTAGAATTAGAAGAAACAATGAGCTTACCTTATTCTATTACCAACAATAATAGTATTCATGCAGATGGTACAATTTATATAAATTCTGAATATACAACAGGTACTCCTGCTAAACTATATACAGTTAAATATTATGATTTTACTACTTTTCAGGGTATTGGAGTAGAAGAATATTATTCATTAGGTAGTCCTGATTATATTCCATATAAAAAAAGTTTTAAAAATAAACTTTCACACTTTATTAATGATGAAGGTTTTGAGCAATCTCAACTTCAAAAAGTAACAGAAGGAGATAATATAGGATATAGACTTTTAGGGTATATCCCAACAAAATACACCTCAATAGGAAATGGTAGTGTTGACTTAGCATTTGTATCTTCTGAATCAACAGATAATGATTATGGAGTTTCTTCTGATTATTCTTTTTCATTTGGTGCAGAGAACAAAGTAAGAAATATATTTGGAGGTGGCGCACTTGGAAGTGGTAATATAATAGAAGGTTCATATTATAATTTTACCATAGGAGCAGCTAATGAAGTATCAGGATTTTTAGGTAATGGAGCTATAGGAGCTTTCAATAAAGTTATTGAAGGATACACTTCTTGGGCAATAGGAGCTTATAATGAAATTGAATCATCAATTGGTAATGGATTTAATTTCACTGCTGGTATGAACAATAGAGTATCAGATATTGCTACTCATGCAATAGGTACAGCTCTTATATCAAAAACATTCAATACAATAGCTTTAGGTGTAGCAAATACAGATTACACAGAAGAAGGTTCTGACAGACCTTTATTAGTAGTTGGTAATGGAACAATTACTACTCCATCAGGTGCATGGGAAGCTATAACAAGAAGTGATGCTTTTAGAATTAGATTTGATGGTAGAGTAGAAGCTCCTAGTCAGACTATAGCTCAAATTAATGCAGATACCACAGGAAAAATACTTGCTACTAAAGAATGGATACAAGCTTCTTCTCCTAACTTATCTTTGTATCAAACAAGAAGTGAGAAAGGTCAAGTTAATGGATATGCTTCATTAAACTCAGCAGGTAAGATACCTAATTCTCAGATACCAGCTTTAGCTATATCTGAAACATTTATAGTAGCTAATCAAGCAGCTATGTTAGCTTTAGTAGCTGAACAAGGAGATGTTGCTATTAGAACTGATTTAAGTAAATCATTTATCTTAAGACAAGAACCAGCAACTACATTAGGAAACTGGTCTGAATTACTTACTCCAATGAGTCCTGTACAATCTGTAAATGGTTTAACAGGAACTGTAGTATTAGGTAAATCTGAAATAGGATTAGGAAATGTAGATAATACTTCTGACTTAAGCAAACCTATTTCTACAGCAACTCAAACAGCTTTAAATGGTAAAGCTAACTTAGCAGGAGGTAATAGTTTTACAGGATTTCAAATGGTAACTGGTAATATAACAGCCGCAGGTCAACTTAGTTCTGAAAATAGTGCTTTTGATAACAGAATAAATATTCAAACTAATAGTAGTATTATTAATATTCAAGGAGCTAATTTTGCTGACAATTCACCTAAACCAATTGCATTTAATAGATTTGGTGGTATCATGGGTATTGGAGTAATTCCTGTAAGTGAAATTTTAGAAGTAGGAGGTAATATTAAAATGGATATCTCAACTCATGGTATTATTCAAAGAGATAGAGTAGATGGTTTATTAAAAAGACTTGTTTTAAGTGGTGGAGTTAGTTCTTGGGAAACAGTTTAATTTAAAATTTTAAAAATTAATGGCAGATAATTTAAAACATATAGTAAGTGTAGATACTTTAGCTGATTTAAAAACAATAAAAGGTACAAATAATATTGTTATTAATATTGGAAAATTAGCTATGGGAGATGGCTTAGGAGCTTTATATTTCTGGGATGTAAATAGTCTAGAAACAGAAGATACAGTTTACAACAATGTTGTTAAAGCTACTAATGTAACTACAGGTAGATGGAAGAAAGTATTTCAAAGAATGCAAGCTTTACCTCATGGTACTCTAGTAATAAATTCTGGTAAGAAAGAATTTTTCTGTTCAGCTACAGTTAATGCTTCAAGTGAGATAACTATAAATCTTACTATGGATAATACAACAAATGGTACTCCTATATTTACTGAAGTATGGTTTGATGATAGTAAAGCTACTGTAAATACAACAACATCTAATGATGCAGTTACAAGCTTTAAGAAATCATTAAGTGCTAATCTTAAACAATTAACACATGGATTCTTTAGAGGTAACTCAACATTACTTAGTCTGGCTATAGTAACTACAGGTTTAACTGTAGGAGGATTTAGAAGTGTTCCTGCTGGAACAGTAGTACAATTTAAAATAGAAGGAATATAAAATAATAAATATAATAATGCTAGAAGGAGTAGATAAAGCTAAAGGATGGTTTGATAAAATTGTAGATACTAAACCAGGAAATAGAGTTTGGGTTCTATCTGTAGTAATTAATTTTCTTTTAGGTGCAGCTTTAATAACAACTTACTTTGTTTTTAGTGGAAGAGAATCTACAGCTATTCAAGAAAAAATAAAAGCTCAAACTGAATTAAGTCAAGAAAGAAAATCTAGTTTTGATAAAAGTGAGCAATGTTTTGAAACAGTTAGAGCTGCAGAAAAAGCTAAAGATCTTGAATGGAGTATGAAATTTGATAATATTCAAAATACATATATTAAAGATCAAAAAGAAAGAGCAGATAAAGCTGAAAGAGATTTAAATATATTAAGACAAAGAGCTTTAAATAATGAAAAAAGAACTAGAGAAATAATTAAACAAGTTAAACAATGAGAAGAATTTTAATAGTAATAATGTTATTTGTATGTACAAGTTTAACACCTAATAAAATAAATTTAGTTAAAATAGAACCTACAAAAAATTATGAACAAGAAATTAAAGAGATTGAATTAATTATGTTAAGATCTGAAAAAAATCTAGATGAGGTATCTTTAATTATAGAAAATCCAAAAGAACTTAAGAAAGTTCAAAAACGTTTTAAAAAACAAAATATTAATTTAAATTAATAATTATGATTACAACAGCACAAGCTATTGCTAAATATGGTAAACCTACAGATAAAGGTGCTTATTTAGTTTCTATTAAATTACCATATCCTATGAGATTAGCTTGGGATAAAAAAACTAAAGTTAATACTATGAGATGTCACAAACTTGTAGCTGATAATTTTACAAAAGTATTCCAAGATTTATTAAATCATTATGGATATGAAAAAATAGTAGAATTAGGTATTGATTTATTTGGAGGATGTTTTAATTTTAGAGCTATGAGAGGTGGTTCAGATTATTCAAGACATTCTTGGGGTATAGCAATAGATTTAGATCCTGAAAGAAATTTACTTAAGGAAACATCTAAAACTGCTAGATTTGCAAGACCAGAATATAAACCTATGATTGATATTTTCTATAAAAATGGATTTGTATCATTAGGTGTAGAAAAAAATTATGATTGGATGCATTTTGAAATTAAAAATTAAATTATGAATAAAGACTTAATATTTAAAATATTAATAGGTCTTGGAATATTAGTTTATGTATTCTTTATAGGTAGATGTAATGCTCCTAAAGAATATAAAACTGTTAAGGTTGAAGTTCCTGCTCAGTCAGGTTCTTCTCCTTTAATAGTTAATCCAAAACCTATTGTAACAGTAAAAGATAGTATTATATATAAAGATAGTATCTATGTTACAGAAAATCCTATTAATAAAAAATTAATGGATGAATATATAGATTTAGAAAAAAGATATAGTGGTATTGAACTTGAAACTAAACGTTTAAATATGATGTTAAATGCAAGTCAAACAAGAACTTATGTTGTACCATTTGAAGATGAATTTGTAAGTCTTAAAGGAACTATGCAAGTTCAAGGAGAATTATTAAGTACTAAATATGATTATACACTTAAACCTAGAACTATTGAAACTACAATAGAAATTCCTAAATCTAAATTAAATTTATATGGTGGAGCACAAATTTCTAATAATGTAAAATTAGATGATTTTAATTTTTCACCAACAGTTGGTATTCAAAATAAAAAAGGAGATATAATTATTGGATCTTATGGAATTTTAGATGAATCAATTCAAATAGGATATTTATTTAAATTTTAAATGATTACAAAATATATATTAATTTATTTGTTTTTAATGATTTAATATATTATATTTGTATCAATAATTAGATGTATGACAAATGAAGAAATAAAATTATTAGTTTTTAAACACTATTCTAAAAATGATAAACCTTGTTGTAATAATTGCAATATTGAAGATATTAGAGTTTTATGTTTAGATCATGTAAATAGTGATGGTAAAAAACATAGACTTGAAGATAATCAAGCAAGAGGTATAAATTTATATAAAAAATTATATAAAAATAATTATGTAAGTGATTATAAATTTCAATTGTTATGTTATAATTGTAATATTATAAAATTAATTGAAAATAATGAAAATAAACATAAAAAACCTTTTCATTGGATAAAAAGTATTTCAGAAATTCAAAAAAGAATTACTAAAAAAACAGGATTATTATCAACGCGAGCTAAAAAATGTTATCAATATGATTTAGATAATAAATTTATTAAAGAATGGGGTTATATTAAAGAAGCTGAATTATTTTATAATAAAAATAACAAAGCTAAAAATATTGTTGCTTGTTGTAATAAAAGACAAAAAACAGCTTATGGATTTATTTGGAGTCATCATAAAAAAAATTAAATGAATTTAGAGGAAATTAAAGGATTTTTAAGATGTCGTAATGGATATTTGAAAGAGGGAGCTTACAGATTATCAAAGAAATTGAATAGTGATATTAAACTATGTAAACAAGCTTTGAAAGATGTTAGAAAAGAAATTAAAGGTGTGTCTATTAAAGCTCAATCTAAAAAAATAAAAAGACTTTTTTATGATATTGAAACATCATATAATATTGTTAAATCTTGGAGAGTAGGTTATAATTTAAATATACAACCTAATGATATACTTCATGAACGAGCTATTATATCAGTAGCTTATAAATGGGAAGGTGAGGATTTAGTTAATTTTTTATCTTGGGATAAAGGTTGTGATAAAAAATTAGTTGAAAAATTTATAAAAGTTATGGCTGAAGCTGATGAATTAGTTGGTCATAATATTGAAAGATATGATACTTCATTTTTAATGACTAGAGCTATTAAACATGGAATTCTAGCATTACCTAAATATACTCAATATGATACATTGAAAAAAGCTAAACAACATTTTAACTTTAATTCAAATAAACTTGATTATATTGCTAAATTTTTAGGACTTGAAGGAAAATATAATCATCAAGGTATGAAAATGTGGGATGATATTATCCAATATGATTTGTTTAATATTGGAAATAAAGCTGATCGTAATCATTCAATGGATGAAATGATAACTTATAATATGATAGATGTTGTTCAAACTGAAGAAGTATTTAATAGATTAAGATTATATACTGAACATCAAATACATCATGGAATACTTTTAAATAAACCTAAATTTACATGTCCTAATGATGGATCTGAAAATGTTAAACTTATTAAAACTGTAGTTACTAAAGCAGGTACAGTTAAAAGATTAATGCAATGTGAAGATTGTGGACAACAATTTTTTCTAAGTAATAGAGAATACTTAAATTTTCTAAAAAAATAATACTAATTGAACCCTCTCTATAAAAAGAGGGGGTTTTTTATTTAAAATAATTAATGGCTACAAAATCTCAAATCGTCTATGACGTTAAAGAACTTTTAAAAAAATATGGTGATGATTCAGAATATGATGATCGTCATATTTTATATATTTATAATTTAAAAAGAGCTAAATTTCTTCGTCAATTATTAGATGATAAAACAAGAAATTTTGATAATATATTAATTCAATCAGTTTGTTTAAGTTTTGAAGAAGTTGATAAAGGATTATGTGGATTAGAAGTAGGTTGTACTATTATGAAAAGTAAACAACCCTTACCTAAATTACTTGAAGTTAGAAATAGAAATACTTTAATATCTATACAACCTTCAGTAATGCTTTCTAAGACATTTAAAGTTATATCTTGGGAACAAGCATCATATATTTTAGATAAACCTTACAGTAGCTCTATATACGTTGTACAAGATAGTGAAGGATATCTTTATCTTATATCTAAAAATAATGAACATAAATTAATTGAATGTTTATATTTAAGATGTATTTTTGAAGATCCAACAGAATTAGAAGATTATTTTGATTGTTGTGGTTGTGATAAACCTACAAGTTGTTTTGACGAAGATTCAGTTTATCCAGCACAATCATTTTTAATTGATTTAATTCGTGATGAAATAATTAAATTATTTATAGGTAGTAAAGAACAAATTCAAGAAGATAAACAAAATAATAGCGATGATCAATAGAAGTTCTAAAAAAGTTCCTGTAGAATATGGAATGAAAGATTATTATAAATTTTATACTAAAAATTATCCATATAAAGTTGCAGCTCAAATGTATAACAATGTTATTAGTGATTTAAATAAATTTATTGTAGATGAAGTTGTAGATACTGCTAAAGAATTTATATTACCTCATAGAACAGGATTTATTGGTATTCATAAAATTAAAAGAGGAGTTAAAATGCTTCCTAATAATGTTGTAATTAATAGTTCACCTCCTGATTGGAAATCTACTATTGAATTATGGAATAAAGATGAAGAAGCTAAAGAGAAAAAAATTATAGTTAGATATAAAAATACTCATACAGGTGGATATGTTTATAGTATAAGATATAATAAATATAATGCTACTTTTAAAAATAAAAGTTCTATGTTATTTTTACCAACTAGAGATTTTAAAAGAGCTATTGCAAAAAGAATAAATGATTATTCTAAAGAAAAATATAACGCAAACGAATTAAAAATAGCATAATGCATAACGCACAATATACATCAATTAAATCAATATTTTCAGAAATACTTAGGTATCCATTTGTTGAAGGGATTCAACCTGAAGATGTTGCATTATATTTAACTAAGTTATTATCATTAGTAGGTAGTCCATTTGCTTATGAAACTAAGTTTGAAAATATAGAAATAACAAATAATAAAGGTCCTTTACCTTGTGATATGATAAGAATAAATGGTACAAAATATATGACTGAAGATTGTAATGGATATTTACCATTAACTTATGCTTCTGATATATATCATTCTTCATATCATAGTGAAGATTGTCCTGATAAAAGATGTATTTCTGATCATAGTTATTCTATTAATAATGGATATATTTATACTTCATTTAATGAAGGTAAAATTAAAATGGCATATCAAGGTATAGCTACAGATGAAGAAGGTTTTCCTATGGTTCCTGATAATGTTAAATTTAAAGAAGCATTAAAATATTACATATTATGGCAATATGCTGAACCTGCAAGATATAGAGGTGAAGTATCTCGTGATGTATATGAGGATATTAAACAACAATATTATTGGTATGTTGGTGCAGCATCAAATAGTTTTAATATGTTAACTATGGATAAAGCAAAAAGTCTTGAAAATGGTATAATTAGATTATTTCAAGGTATGGATCATCATAGTGAAAGCTGGAAGAACTTTAATAAAAAAGAATATTTTAAGAAATAATTTATGATAAAATCAACTAAACATACATATCGTGGAATGAATCAGGATATTTCTAAATCTAAACTTCCTAATGAATTTTATTTTGAAGGTAGAAATATTAGAATTATTGCTACAAATTCACAATCTACAGGTTCTATTACTAATGAAAAAGGTAATAAATTAATTGTATCTATACCAACACCATCTATAAATGCATCCACATTATCTATTAATTATACAGTTAATAATGTTTTAAAATCATTAGTATATAAAACTAATCAATCTACTCAACCTAGAAATGAAATTGAATCTCAATATATAATTACACCAAATAATTATAAAATTTCAGGTGATCAAATAATTATAGGTCATGCTTTAATTAGAGATAGTATTATATTATTTACAACTGATAATAATGGATTTGATTGTATATGGAAAGTAGATGATAATAATTATGATATTACATTATTATATATGCGTAATTTAGGATTTAATACTTTAAACCCTATACAACCAATTAATAATTATGAAAATGAGATAATTGATAAAGTTTACTGGGTTGATAGTAAACATCAAACTAGATTTATAAATATACATCAATCTATTGAAAATCAAGATATTGAAAATTTAATTGATTTAAGTGTTAATAATATTCAAATTGTAGGTACATTTGATTTAGATCAACCTGAAATTATTGATACAATACAAGGAGGTATTCATACTTCAGGTATGATACAATATGCATATAATTTATATCGTATTAATGGTTCACAAACTAAAATTAGTCCATTAACTGAATTAGTACCTTTAAATAAAGGTGATAATAATGGAGGCGGAGCTTTAAATGAAGTTGTAGGAACTATTCCTATTATTAAAATTGATAATTTAGATGAAACTTATACAAATTTAAGATTATATGCTGTTAAATATAGTTCTTATAATGCTTTACCTGAAATATCATTAATTTTAGATAGAGATATAAGTACTATTAATGAAATTATTTATTATGATGATGGTAATATTATAGAACAATTATCAGTTGAAGAATTTTTATTTTTAGGTTCTGATATAATTATACCTAAACATATTAATACTAAAAATAATATTATGTTCTTTGCTAATTATAAAGAACAAAATTATGATGTAGATACATATAGTAAAGCTACTAGTTTAGATACAAGAGCATATAGTTTTGCACCTAATAGTACTACAACTAGAATATATAATTCTTTATATGAAACTACAACTGGTGGAATTGATTCAAATGAACCTTTTATTACAGTTGGTTCAGGTAATATTAATACTAATACACCTGTAATTAATTATAAATTTTCAGCAATTAATAAAGATTATGATTTATATAATCGTCAATTTAATAATAATATTCTTGGTGGTGAAGGACCTTATCTTAAATACAGAATTTTAAGAAATCAAATTGGTATTAATAATTTTACTCAAGATGAAGCTGATAAAAAATTTTTAAAAGATAATGAAGTATATAGATTAGCAATACAATTTTATAATAAATATGGTCAAAATAGTTTACCTAAATGGATTGCAGATTTTAAAAATATTGTATTAAATAGTCAATCAAATTTAAATGGATACTATGCATCTTTAGAAATAACATTGAAACCTTTATTTTATGTATGGTTAAATGATCAATCTAATTTTTTAGATGAAAATGGTAATTATGATGAAAGTCTAAAACCTGTTGGATATAGATTATTAAGAGCTGAAAGAACTATTTTAGATAGGACTATTATTTGTCAAGGATTACTTAATGGAATGTTATCGCAAGTAGTAGGAGATCAAAGTGGCGCTAATGTAACAGCTGATCAAGAAGAGAAAGTTCATAATGGACTTAAAATTCCATCAATGATGAGAAGATTTGATGAATATTTAGATCCTATGTGGGGTAATCAAACTTACCATAGACTTGATAGATTTGATGAATATCATCCACAACATGATGGTAGTCAAGGTGATGCTGGAAATGAAGTATTTAAAGCAGTTGAAGCAGGACAATGGAGTGCAGGTACTTATCAATTTAATAAATTGATGCAAATGTATTCTCCTGAAATAACTTTTAATATAATACAAAATTTAGCACAAACAAGATTAAATATAGTTGGTGGTTTAGAAAATGATTATAATGCAGCTTGGTCACAAGTTAGAGATAATCAAACTAAACTAATTACGGATGAGATTAAAATTAGAAATGCAATATATCCTTATGATGTAAAAACAACTCTTCCTGGAAATCATGATATGATTACAGGTTCTAGAACTAAAATACAATTACATGGATTCTTTGGACATGCTGATTTAAGTGATGATAGACAAAGAATGAATTTTGTTCAAACATATAGAAGATATATAGGTGAATATTATCAATCTTTAGCTGACGAAACAGTATATGGTGTACCTGAAATAACAACATTAGGTCAAGGTAGAACAATGTATAATAATAATGCTGATATGTATTATCAAAATTCATTACAACCATTGTCTGCAGATTTATTTTTAAATTCTGTAAATAGTTGGGGAGCACCAGCAATTACTTTCGCTTTAGGTGGTAACAGTTTATTAACTAGAAATAGAAAATCTTTAGAAGATTTATTTAACCAGTCAGGAATTACTGACACTGGTGTTGGTTTAATTGGTGAATTTAGAATACCTAAAAATTTAATATATCTTGGAAATATTTATGGAGGTAATACTTATGAATCTAAAAAAAGAAGTAATTATGTTGAGATAGGTGATTATAAACCTATTGCTAATAATGTATATAATGCTTTACATTTTGGAGATACTTTTGTTAATAATTTTATATTCACTAAGTTAGTTAAAACTGAAACTGAAGTTTATTCTAATAGTTCTGAACAAGTTACTGAAATTGTAGAATTTAGAGTTGAAACAACTGTTGATTTAAAAAATAGAAATGATTTATCTATTTCTAATTGGGATAATAGATTTCAACCTACAGATGATGAATATCAAGAATATAATAGAGTTTATTCTCAAGATAGTAATTTAATTATTAGAAGAGATTTAGATTATAAATTTAGAAGACTTGATTCGTTTGATACAAATGTTATATCAAGTAAAGTTAAAGTTCCTGGTGAAATTATTGATAGTTGGACTGATTTACAACCTAATAATGTCATTACTTTAGATGGTAGATATGGACCAATAAATTCTTTACATAATTTTAAAGATGAAATATATACATTACAAGATACTGCAACTGCGTTTTTATCTATACAACCTCGTGTACAAACTCAAGGTTCTGATGGTATATCAGTAGAATTAGGTTCAGGAGCAGTATTAGCTGAATATAAATATATTTCTACTGAATCAGGAACATTAAATAAATGGTCTGTAGTTAATTCTCCATCATCATTTTATTTCTATGATACTTTAAATAAATCATTAAACATATTTAAAGGTGGTATAGGTGGATTATCAGATGTAAAAGGATTACATACCTATTTTACAAATAATACTGTCTTAGATGATCTTAAAATAGATAATCCTATTATAAAATTAGGTGTTACTTCAGGATTTGATTATATTAATAATGATATGTTTATGACATTTTTACAAAAAAATAAATCATTTACATTAGCATATAATGAAGGTAGTGAAACATTTACTTCTTTTTATGATTATTTACCTAGTAGATATATAAGTAAAGGAAATAATTTTATTACTACAAATCCTAATAATAGACAATTATATAAACAATATGCTGGAGATTATAATAATTTTTATGGTATTAATTACTCTAGTAAAATAAGAGTATTAGTTAATCCTGAAGCTGATTTAGATTGTGTATTTAATAATATTGAGTATAAATCTGAAGTTTATATAAATGATATAGATTTACCAGCATCAACTTTAACAAGTGTAAGATTATGGAATGAATATCAAGATTCTCAAGTAATACCATTAGTTGTTAATTCTAATTTATCAAGAAAATTTAGAACTTGGAGAGCAACTCTTCCAAGACAAAAAGGTTCTATGGATAGAATTAGAAATCCTTGGGTATTTTTAGAATTAGAATTTAATAATACTAACAATAAAAAATTAATATTGCATGATGTAATTGTGTATTATACAACATAATACAAATAGATTATAAAATAAAACAATATTAATTTGACTTTACTAAAATAAAATACTATATTTATAATATGGAAGAAATAACAAATCCAATTATAGGCAACGAACCTCCTTTTGCAACGTCAGAGGAGGTTTCTTTGGTTAATCCAATAAGACCTAAAGGTGTTTCCAATCAATCTTGGGGAAAATATATGCAAGTTTTTAATTTTGCAAAACTAAAAGGTGATCCTGATCCAAATCAAAAAGCTCAAGAAGCTGCAATGAATACTAATTGGTTTAAAAAAACTAATGGTAAAAATAACTTATTTAATACAACTGTTGGTAAATCTGAACCAGGTACTGTAAAAGGTAATGAAAAGTTTAAAAATTATTCTTCAATATTAGATTCTGTAAATGAATTATATAATACACAAGCATTACAAACTCCTATACAAGAACCTATACAAGAAGAAATTCCAAATGAACCCCAAACAATAGATGTTTCACAACAACAAACAATAGATTCTACACAATCTGTAAATATAGATCAGTCTTATGGACAACCCATAATGAATAATTTTGAATTACCACAACAGTCTGATATGACTGGTAAAGTTGCATCTGATATGAATTTATCAAATAATAATTTAACTCCTAAACAATATTTACAAACTAATAATCCTAAAGAAGGAAATAGTTCTTTTAAATATGGTGGTAATATGAATGAAACATATAATTCTAATTTTGATAGTTTTGATGTTGGTGGATCACATAGTGAAAATCCTTTAGGTGGAATACCTCAAGGTATGGGACAAAATGGTCAAATGAATACAGTTGAAGAAGGTGAAACTTCTTATAAAATAAATGGTACAAAATTTATATTTTCAGATAGAATAAAAATTTAATTATGAATAAAAGTAAAGAATTAATAACAAAGTTTAAACTTCCTGGTTATATAGCAGGTAAGTCTTTTGCTGAAGCATCTAATTTAATTAATAAAAAATTTGAGGGTAGAAATGATTTAATATCAAAAAATACTAAAGAAGAATTATTAACAAGATTAGCAAATGCACAAGAACATGTAAAATCATTAGAAAATCCTGAACAAACTGATCAAAATCAAATGTTTTTAGGTGGTATGGTTGGAGGTCTTGGTAGTATGGGTGAAGCAGCATCTACAGCTTCTACTGCAGGTTCTATGATGGGTTCTTCTGCAGGTAGTGGTATGGGAATGAATGCAGTAAATGCTTTAGGAAGTATGGGTGCAGGTTTACCTAACAATATGAATACTTCAAATACACCTATGTCAGCTAAAGAGATTCAACAAGCAAATGCTTGGGAAGGAACTAAAGATGCTATGGGTAGTGTACCTGTAATTGGTATGTTTGCAAAAGCAGGTAGAGCTGCTGAAAAATTAGGTAAAGGTATTGGTCAAGCTGTTGGTGGAGATAAAGGTGGTGATTTCGCTAAAGGTTTTTTAGATCCTATTTCTAATGTAATGTCAAAAGATACAAATGTTGGCGAAAAAGCATTATCAATAATGGATCCAGTTGTTTCAGGTATTATTATGAAACAAAAAAATGAAAAAAGGCGTGATGAAGCTAACTTTAAACAATCTGTAATTGCTAAAAACAATTATACAAATGATTTTGCTAAAGGTGGTCCAATAGTAGCTCCTCCAGTTACTGCATATGATAATGGTCAACCATTAACAATAGATCCTTATTTTGTTCCACCACCAATTGAAGCTTATGATGATGGTAGTACACCTATTATAGATGGTTTTAATAATCCTGAAGACTGGTATAAAAATAATCCAGCTTATATGACATTAGATAGAATGAATCCAGGTGTTGATAATAGAACTAATCCATATGTTTTACCTAAAACTAATTTAAGTAAAATAGGTAAAAGTATAAAAGAAAATTATGGTGAAGCTTTAAGATATGCTCCAGTATTATCAAATGCTATTCAATTAGCTAAATTAAAAAAATCACCTTATGAAAGATTAGATAGATTAGATGCTAGATTTAAACCTGAATATGTTGATGAAAAATCATTACAAAATATTATAGGTAATGAATTTGATAATACTATTAATTCATTAACTAATGCTACAAATGGTTCAGCAGGAACTTTAAGAAATAATATTTTAGGTGCAGGTATTAATAGAACTAAAGCTATGTCTGATGCTTATTTAAAAGCATCTGAAGCAAATAGAAATATGAATATTACTGGTCAACAATTTAATATTGGAGTTGATCAGACTAATTTAAATCAAAGTAATACAGAAAATGATATTAATGCAAGAAATTTAGCAGCTTATGAATCTAATAAATCTAAATTAACTGCAGATTTAGCAACAAGTGTTGGTCAAATAGGTAAAGAACAAGTCTTTAAAAAATATCCTAAAATGATGGGATTAGGTTATAATTGGAATGGTAAATATTTTGTAAATTCTGAAACTGGTGATACTAAAACTGAAGCTGAAGCTAAACAATTAGAATCAACAAATAATACTAATACAAAATCTAAAGGTGGTTATTTAAGTAAAGATGTAATTTCACATATTAATAATATGTATATAAATAGAAAAAAATAATGAGTACGGTAAACAGATATACTCAATTATCATCAGCTCAATTTGATCCAATGTCATTGGAAGAAATAATGATGGTACCAATGTATAAGCAACAACAACATAATAAACTTGATGAAGAAAGAGCTTTATTAGCTAAAACATTTCAAGTAGATCCATTACCTCAACATAAAGATGAAGCTATGAGATTGAAACAAGAGTTTGAAGCTAATTTAGATTCACAAGCTTCTGAACTGGCTAAATATGGTTTAAATCAAAATAGTAGATCTCAATTTTTAAAAACTAAACGAGAATATGATAATTTATTATCACCTACTGGTAGAGTTGGTCAAATAAATGCTGCTAAGAAAGTTTATTATGATAATATGAAAGAATATCTCGATGATGCAACTAAAACTAAAGGTTGGTCTAGAGAAATTGCATTAGCTAATTGGCAAAATAAACATGCTAATTCATATACAGGTTATAATCCAGATGATAATTCAATTACTAATATAGGTAATTATGGTGCACCTAAAAAAATTGAAACTATGGAAAAACTTAAACAAGCTAAAGATTTGTTAGGTGAACAAGTAGTTAATGAAATGAAAGCTAGTGGATATAAATTAATGCCTCAATCTGATGGTAGTATGGTTATGGCTGATAGTAAAGGTAGAAGAATTGAAACATCTAATAAACCTAATTTACAAAATGCATTATCATTACTTAATGAACAAATAAATGCTCCAGAATGGTCTAATTCAATTGCATTTGAAGGTACTGATCCATCATCTGTTAAAAATCAAGTTGTATATGGTATAAATTCTATGTTAGATACTAAAGTAACTGATAATAGAACTACTGATTATTCTATGCATGGATATAAAAATCCTAATGAAGGTAAAGAAGATGAAAATACAAGTATGGATCTTTTAACTAATACAGAAGTATTTAATCCATCTGCTTATGCAACAAGTAGTTATGGTGATAATCAATCTGCATTAGAAACATTATCTAATAAACCTAATTTAACTCCTGCAGAAAATGTTAAATTAACACAATTAAAAACATTTCAACAAGAAGTTAATAAAACATTAGAAACAAATCCTAGATTTAGAAAACTTAAAAATGATAGAGAAAATATTAAAACTAAATTAGGAATTAAATTTGATCCATCTAAAGTTGAAGAAGTTGATGAAGTTGTTGATGCTGGTGGTATGGGAACTACTGAAAAAAGATTTTATCTTAATAATAAACCTATGAATCCTGCAGATGTTTCAAAATATCAACAATATATCAAGAAAAATAATTCTGTTGAAAATGAAATTAGATCAATGCAGAATAAAGCTAGTAAAGAAAATAATGTTAAATATAATGGATATCAATTAGTACCTATTACTTCTAAAGATAATACATCTATTAATTTAATGAATGCTACATTTGAAGATGCTATGAAAGCTAATCCAATGAATTTATCAAATCTTACTAATATTGAAGGGGTTGATGTAAATGGTAAAAGAATTGATAAACTCACTAATAACGATAGATTAGAAATAACTAAATTATTTGCAAATACAGAACGTGGTAATACTAGAATTGTTTCTATTATACCTGATGGTCATTCTGGTAAACCTGAATATGTAGTTGAATTTACAACTAAAGAAGGTCAAACATATAATATGGATGGTTTAAAAATGGGTGATGATGATTTAGGTGATGGTAAACCAGTAAGATTAAGATTATCATTTAATAAATCTTCTGGTGATGTACTTAAAAATGTTAATGGTTATATTCAAACTTATTTAAGTGATAAAGGTAAAGTTAATCCAACTACTGGTAGAAAAGAAGGATATGATTTAGCTTTAGAAATGAATAATAATGCTATTAAATCTAATATGAATGAACAGCTTAATTCATCTAAATGGGTTGATTTAATAACACCTACTACAGATTTTAAACAAATGAATCCTTTTGTTCAAAAACAATTACAAAAAGAATTAAAAAGATATGGTTTAACTAATTCAACACCCGATGATGAATTAGAAAGAATGGTTCAAACATTCTTAAAACAAAATGGTAATAGAAGTATATACTTAGAATAATATGAGAGGATTAAATATATTAAAACAATCTGAACCATCAATTCCTGTTCCTAATAAAAATTTACAAGCACTTAAAACTAATTTAGACTCTGATTTACCTTTTGAAAATGATAATATATTTTCTCAAGGTGAAAAAAGAACTGGTAAATTAGATTTAACTAATAGAGATTATTTAACAGGTTATGAAAATCCAACTGAAATATTAGCTGGACAAGGTTTAGATGAAGTTAGAGCAAATACACAATCTTGGGGTTCTAAAGCAGCTTCAGGTGTAAGTAGAGCTATTGCTAAAGCTGGTGTTGAAATAGCAAAAATGCCAGGTATTGTAGTAGGAGCTCTTACTGCACCTTTTGCTGAAGAAGGTCAAGGTTGGGATACTTTTGTTAACAATGCATGGACTAAAACTATTAATGAATATGGTGAACAACTTAATCAAGAAGTTTTACCAGTATATGTAAAAAAAGCTGTTAGTGAAGGAAATTTAATGGATAATTTATTATCTGTAGATTTCTGGGCAACTGAAGGAGCTGATGGTGTTGGTTTTATAGCATCTATGTTTGCACCAGGTGCTTTAATGAAAAGTTTTAATCTTGGAAGTAAAGTAACTAAATTTGCTTCTATGTCCAATAGAGTTTCTAATGCTCAAAAAGCTTTAGGTATTACTCCTCAAGCAATTGATACATTTGCTATAACAACTGCTAATACAATGTTTGAATCAGCTGCTGAAGCTGGTAGTGCTATGGATAGTTTTGAAAAAGATTTAAATTTAAAACTTGAAAATGGTGAAATAAATGAAACTCAATATGAAGCTATGTTACAACAAAAAGCTACTTTAGGTAGAGATATTTTTGTTACAAACTTAGCTATACTTGCAGGTCCCAATTTAATTAATACAAAATTATTATATGGACTTGGTAGTAGAACTGCAACAGCTGCAGGTGTAAGAAGTGCTTCAGGTGAATTATTATCTGAAGTAGCTTCACCTACTATATTAAATAAATTAGGTAATGTAGGTAAAGAATTTAGTAAAGCTCTTGGTAGAGAAGGATTTTTTGAAGAAGGATTACAAAGTACTACTGAAGAATATTTTAAAAAAGGTGCAGAATCTGGTACATTAACTAGTAATTATTTAAACAATATTAATGCAAGAGAATTTGCAGATGGTTATTTAGATATGTTAACTTCTACAGATGGTCAAAAAGCTATTGCTTTAGGTGGTTTATTAGGTGGTGGTATGCAATCATATCAAAATGCTAAACAATCTCCTAAAGATAGAGCTGAAACTAATAGATTATTATCTTTAGGTAAAGAAGCTAATGATATTTATTTAGCAACTACTTTAAATCCAGATATTTATAAAAGAACTGAAGAAATAGATTCAGTTACTGGTGAAAATGCTTATGAATTAGTTAATGGTAAAAAAGTAATAGATCCTGTTAAAAGAAATGAATTAGTTAATAAAGCTAAGAATGCTGATCAATTTAGTGAAATATTTGATTATGCACAATCATTAGGTAATAGTGAAGCTTTACAAGTTCTTCAAACTATGGCTGAAGACAATTTAATTATGCCATTTATAACTAATAATGAAGTTGGTATTGATATATTAAAGGAATATCTTAAAGAAAATAAAGATATGCCTGCAGATGCTAAACAAAGAGTTATTACTAAAGCTGAAAAATTACAATCAATTCAAAATGAATATCTTAATTTTTCTAAACCTATTTTAAATTTAAAAAATAATCAATCTACTCAAAATGATGTTAATGATTTTCATTCATTTTTAAATAATACTTTATTAGTTAATAAATCTCAAGAATTTCAAGCTAATGAAAATTTAAATTTAATTAATAAAGATATACAACGTGTATTATCTGATAAAGGTTATAATGATAATTTAGATGATAATGTTAGATTAAGAAATGAATTAGCTTCTACTGATATTAGATTAGAAAGTTTACTTGCTAAACAAGGTGAATTAAATGAAAAAATAGAAACTTTAAAATCTAATGAAACTTTAGTTTGGAATAAAAAAGAACAGCAAAAAGCTGTTGATAAATTTATTAAAGATAGAAGAAAAACTGAAAAAAAAGAATCTAATGAAAATATTGAAGTTGTTAATGAAACATTAGATAAAATAAATAAATCTAATGATAAAGAAGAAATTACTAAGTTAGCTAATGGAGAAAAAGTAGATAAAATTGAATTAGAAGATACTAATGAAAATGCTAATGATCCAAAACCTACTAAAACTGAAGTAACAGCAAATCCATTAGAAAGTATTGATTCAGATACTAAAGAAATTATTAAACAAAAAGCTCAAGATAAAATTGAAGTTTTAGTTCAAGAAGAAAATGATGCTATTGCTGTTGGTAATGCTGCAATTGATATAGAAAAAGAAACTAATAATACTTCTAAACTTGAAGCTGTTAGAAATTTACAACCTATTGAAATTGCTGGAGTTACATATACATTTAGTAATTTTTTAGGAATATTATCAATGAATACTTCAGATTTTTCTGATGCTAAGAATTTTGATAATATAGATGCAATGGTTAATTACATTGATAATATTTTAAATTCTAATGTAGTTTTAGATAATGTAGTTAAACCTTTAGATTTTGAAACATCTGATGAAGTTCATACTGAACAAAAACAAGGTGATAATGTTTTAGAAACATCTACTGAAGAATCTGAAAATTTAGCTAATAAAAAATTCCCTACTATTAGTTTAATGGGAATTGATAGAGTTGGTAAACAATTTAGTTATTTATCAGAAAAATTTTATAATTGGTTAAAAGATTTTAAAGATAAAAAAGGTACTAAAGTTACATTTAGTCCACCAGATCCATCAGGTTATAATCCTGATACATCAGAAGCTATTAGAATGTTAAATTCTGGAGATTTTAGTAATAGAGATTTTTTATATAGAAAATTACCATTGCAAGTAAATCTTCCTAATAATAATTTTACATTCATTGCAAGTCTTACAGAAGTTGTAGATGAAAATAGTGAAAGATATATTGCTAGAAAAAATATAGTTGAAGCTATTTTAAATAATTCTGGTAATGGTATTGAAAAATATAATGGATTAAGTACAACAGTTGATTATCAAAAAGGTGGAGAATTAAATTATATTGCTCCAAATACTGTATTTGATGAACAAGGTAATCCATTAGGTAATGATTTAGTTGAAAATAATATTTCTAATATTCAACAGTTTAATAATAAAGCGTCTGCAGTTCCATTATTTTTTGTACGTGATGAACAAGGTAATGTATATGATGAAAATGGTAATGATGGTACAGATAGATTTCCTTCTAATTTAACATCAGAGCAAAAAGGTTATGTATATACAATTATAAAAGCTCATAATGGTGTAGATGTTCCAGTTAAAATGAATGTTAGAAAATTAAGTTTAACTCAAGCAAATTTAGTTTATGAAGTTTATAGAACATTATATGAATTAAATAAAGGTAAAACTGTTAGATTAAATCAAAACAATGCTAAATTAACTGACTTGTATAAAGATAATGCTTCATTGCAATCTGCTATTGAAAAGTTTTTTGAAAAAGAAATTAATCTTTTTAGAAATAAAAATAATATAACAGTTGCTGATTTTATGACATTATTTATACATGATAGTATGGCATTAGATGGTTCAGCTAAACCTTATACAGTTAAATATAAAGGTGGTGGTATTACATTTGGTACAGATTCATTTATTAATTTTGAAAAATCAAGTAGTGATTTTAAAGATGCTTTTATAGATTTTATTACTTCACAAAAAAGACAAAATGTTAAATTAGATTATTTAGCAGGAGTTAATAAAAATATTAATAAAGCTTTTTATAAAGATTATTTAATTAATGAAAAAGTTATAAATGTTAACTTAGATACTAATGAACCTTTTAAAGGTGATATTAATGTTTATATTAATTCTCAAATTGATGGTGTTAAATCACAACCTATAATTGAAAATAATTCTAATAAATCTCAAATAGATGAAATAAATAAAAGAAGAGAAGAAGAATTAAATGAATTTAATAGTTATAATCCTGATAATAATAATTTATTTACTAAACAAAGACCTAATTTTTTTGATTATTATAATAATATTAAAGAAGGGACTTCTGAAATATTTCAAGCTAATCAAGTTAGAAAAAAAATCAATGCTAAATATGATGCAGAGATTGAAGGTTTGAATAAATCTAAAGAAGATGTTAAAGTTAAAAATCAACCTGTAATTGAAACTAATTTTGAATCAAAAACTTATTCTTTTGATGGATCTGATTTTGAAATTAAAATTATTAATAACTTAAATGATAAAACAGTTGAATTTTCTAGAATTGAAATAGATTTTGATCAAAATACAAATAGTGAAATTAAAAATAAAACATTACTAGATACAAAAAATTATTCAAAAGATATTAATAATAATATTATATATAAAGAATTTAATGAAGATGGTTTTAAATATATAAATGAAGTAAATAATTCAACTCCATTACAAAATAATGTAACAGAAACTTTGAATAATCAAAATGATAATGTATCTTTACCTCCAGGTTCTAAAGGTGGTAGATTTAGTAAAAAGAATAATATTCCACCTAAACCAGATGGATTTAGTAAAACAGGATGTTAAAACAATAAAAATATGGCATGTACATACATTAACCCTAAGACTCAAAATGAATTAGCGTTATCAAATATTTTAAGAGATTATTATAAATTAGAAGATTCTCAGGAGTCTTCTAATTTTTTAGACTCTAAAGTAAAATTATTCTTTAGTGATTCATTCAAAAGTATTTTTGGTGATTGGATTAATGAAGATAAAGAATTATTTGGAACAAGAGTAAATGAATTTGGTGAACCTAACTTATATAAAGATGGGGAAAATTTCTATGTCTTAGATTTAAATAATGAAAAATACTTTATTAATAATAGAAGATTTGAAGGTTTAGAATTATATGAAGGTCTTGCACAAGACTTACCTAAACTTCGTGAAGAAGCTAAATCTAAAATAGCTTATTATGTTTTAAATAAATATAGAGCTAAAGATGAAGATATTACAGATATAGATAATATTTCATTTAATCTTAAAAGAGAAATTTCTGAATTTTTTAAAGATCAAGTTAAAGAAAATCCAAGTCTTGCAGAAGATATGGAAGTATTATCTCAATTTCAAAATGATTTTTATCTTGATGTAGTTGATTTTTTAAACAGTATTAATGTTTCTTATAATGAATCATTAGATGAAGAAGATCAATCTTATCAAGAAAATTTAGAAGATAATGGAGCTGTTGTAGGACAAAGTGCTATTGAAAGAAATAGTAAAGATAATGCAACTGCATCTGTTAAATTAATGATGTCTTTATTACCTGATACAAATTCTGAAGCTGAATTTTTTACAGGTTATAAATTATTACCATTTAGTCAAGTATGGAATGATGTTCAAAGAGAACTTGCTGATATACCTAAATTAAATTCAACATCTAAATCTGGTATTACAGATCCTTATAATATAATGTTGGAACGTTTGAATAAAATGGCTATACAAAAACCTTATATTCAAGCTTTAGTTGAAGCATTAGAAACATCAAGTTTAAATTTACAAACTCAATTTGTTCAAGCATTTTTTAATAATGGTAAATACATTCAAGATACTCTTGAAGTAGATACTAAAAATTATAAATATAGTTTGATTAATGCTGCTGAATCATCTTCTAAAAAATCTAAATTACTTACAGATGCTGGTTTAAATTTTCGAGGTGTATTTACAACTTATGACACTAAAACTAAAAAAAGAACATTTGATTTAGATACATATAATAAATTTAGAAATAAATATTTATTATTAAATAGAAATGATAAAGATACTAAAGGTTTATTAATACAATTAAAAAATATTAATGATATTGTTAAAAAATCTGGACAACCTGCTTCAGATCATTTAATAAAACGTTCTCAATTATTAAATAGTAATATTCAATTATTTTCTGAATTAATTACAGAATTGGGATTTCCATTAGATAATAATTCATTAAATTATTTTTTAACTGATAATGGTAAACATAGGGAAGTTACTGCTGATACAGTAATTACTCAATTAGATACATTTGTTACAGCATTTAATTATATTGATAAATTTTTAATTCCAAATATTAATGCAGATGATACTATTAAAGTTAAAACTGCAACAGATAAATTATTTGATAAAAATGAAAAATATTTAAATATATATAAAGGTGAAAAAAATCAAATCACTTCTCAAAAAATTATAGGAGATGTTGCTGAAGCAATAGCTTTCTTTAATCAAGATATGAGTGAGGATATGTTTTTTTCTGGTGATAAACAAATGTGGGCTTATTCACAAGCATCACATATTTATGATGTTGTAAATATTTTAAATAATGATGCTAAAGAAGTTCAACATAGATTGAAACAACCTTTTAATAAAAATTCTCATTATTTAAAATTATTTAATGATAATATTGTTGATGGTAAAATAACTAAACCTGTTATTAAAATACATCGTACAAATAGTATGATGGAAAAAGATGAAGCATCTAGTTCTAAAGATAATGTTAATACACCTAAAACTGATGCTATTAATAGAGAAATTTATGAAGCATTATTAGGTAAAAAAGCATCATCTAATTCTATATTTCCAACTGCAGTACCTGCTGATAAACCTACAACATTAAAAATGGAAATAGGTGATTTCATTAATACTTATGGTTATGAAGATGCTAATGAAATAATTCAATTATCAGATGAAACTATTGATATATTTTTAGGTTACTTTGAAGATGAAATATTAACTGCATTAGAAGCTAAAAAATTTATATCTGATAATACAGATATTAATGGTAATGTAGATATATCTAAAATGACTCAATATAAACATGTGAGTGCTGATGGATATGTATTTGATATTTTAGATAGTTCAAATGAATCTATATTTAAAAGTGATGCTTATAAAGATAGAAAACATATTAGAAATAATTCTGCAGAAATAAATGAATTAGTTGATAACAATCCTGGATTTAGAAAAGTATATTTAGGTGGTGTATTTAAAAATTATATGACACCTTCTTTATCTCCAGAGAATTTAATTAAAAGACCTGATGTATTTAAAAACTTTTATAGTGAAGATTTCACACCTATTAGTGTATCTGAATTAACTACAGAACAAAAAAATACTTTAAGACCTATTCTTAATAAATTATTAAGTGATCAAATTAAAGAAAATAGAAATGCTGCAATTAGAACTAATATATTTAGAGAAAATTTTACAAGAAATACATTTGATTTAGAATTATATAATATATATTCTGCAGATGTTGATTTAAATAATGCAACTGTTGCAGATAGAAAAGCTGTAATGACTGAAATTATTTCAGATTATACTATTAATTCAACAATTGCACAAATTGAATTTTCTAAAATATTTAATGGTTCTATTAATAATCATAAAAATGCAGTAGATTATTTTAAACGTGTACCTAAAACTTATATAGATGGTAAAGGTTTAAGACTTGGTGTAACTGAAAATGATCATAAATTTAATATTACTGTATTACAAGATATGGAAACTGCATCACCTTATTTAAAAGATATGGGTGAAGTAGGTAAAAGATTTTATAGTGGTGATAAAATTAATCAAGCAGATGCTCAAGCATATATTACTCCAGAACGTTGGAAATTTTTATTAGAAAGATTAGGTCAGTTTGGTAAAGCTGAACGTAATGTTTATGATAAAATTATAAGAATGGAAAATGGTGAAAATATTGAATTTAGTTCTAAAGAATTAAAAGTTTTATCAACTAAACCATTAAAAGGAGTTTATTATTCTAATATTAATAATCAACCAACTTATCTTAAATATTCTCAAACAGTATTACTTAAATCTTTAGTTAAAGGTTCTCCTTTAGAAGGTTTACTTAATAAAATGAGATCACAAGATATATCTGAAGCTATAATGAATTCAGGTGTTAAAGTAGGTGCTAAATTAACTGAAAATAATAATACATTAGATATTTTAAATAATGAATCAGTTACTTTAAATTCTATTCCTTTAGATAATAGATATTGGAAATTACAACAAGATTTACCAAATAAAGGATTTAAGAAAACTTTATTGGGATCTCAAATTCAAAAAAATATATTTGATAATTTTAATTTCCAAGGTATTTATAAATTTAATGATAAAACTTATAAAGGTGAAGACGTTTATGAAAATATACATCAAGCTTTAGGAGAATTATCAAATAGAGGTATTGCTAAAGTAATTAAGAAATTTCAAATTGGTTCTGATTATACTATTAATAACTGGTCTAATTTTGCAAAAGAAATTGCTGAACAATTAAGACAAGAAAAAGTTAATGATAATATTATTAAAGCTGTTGAAAAAGAATTAACTCCTTATATTATACCACAATCTAAAGATAAAGTTATTTCAACTATATTAAGTATTATTAATAAAGCTGCTGTTAAATTAAAAACTAATGGTGGTTCATTAATTCAAATGTCTAATTTTGGTTTAGATCAAAATCTTGCAGAAAATACAGGTATAACTTGGTTAATTGATAAACAACAACTTGCTGAACCTAGAAGAATTAAACAAGAAGATGGTACAGATTTAGTATTACCAGGACAAGTATTTATATCAGGTAATATTATTGGACAATATATTCCAGATTGGAGAAATTATTCATTAGATCAATTATTTGGTGAAGATAGACAAGGTGGTATGTTACCTAAAGAAATACTTCAAATGATTGGATATAGAATTCCTAATCAGGCAATGTCATCAAATGATGCATTACAAATTGTAGGTATTCTTCCTGATACATATATTGATACTATAGTTCCTTATACAGGTATTACAACTAAAACAGGTTCAGATTTTGATATTGATAAGATGTTTATCATATTACCTTCATTAAAAACTAGATATACTGGTAATTTAAAACTTTTAAATCAATTTTATAGAGGTAAATCTATTAATGAAACTACAGCAATGTTAGGAGATTTATTAGATGAGTTTGAAGTACCAAATAATATGTCTGAAGAAGAAATTATTAAAATGATGTTTTCTGATGATAATAGTATGAGTCTTGAAACTATGCAATCTTTTAGAGAAAGTGTTATCAATAATATTTTTAAAGATAAAGATTTATCTAAAAAGTTTAAAGAATTACATAAAGATAATATTAAAGTAGAAAAGGTAGAATATGTTCCTTATGATGAATCTAAAAGTATTCAAGAACAATCTACTGAAGCTATTAACAATAGATTATTTGAAATGTATCATAGTATTTTAACACAACCTAGTAACTATGATAATTTAATTACACCTATTGACCACGTTCACGTAAAAAATTATATAACTAAAGAATTATTTCCTATATCTAATAAACTTAAAGATTATCAAGCATTTTCATCATTATATCAAATTGATATGAAATATGAATTTATTGCTGGTAAATTTGGTATTGGACAAGTAGCTAATCAATTAGTTGATAGTATTACAAATCAAATTGCTCAAGAACAATTAGATTATTATATTGGTTGGGGTAATAAGAAAAAAAATGATAAAGGTAGAGATGTTACAGTTTTTGATATGAAATCTGATAAAGGATTTTATGATGAATCTGGTACATATAAAATATCTGATACAATTACAGCATTACTTAATGGTTTCGTTGATATTGCAAAAGATCCATATATTACTAGAGGTAACTGGAATACTCAAACTACTAATACTGGTGCTATGCTTATTAGAGCAGGTGTTCATCCTTATAAAGTATTATCATTTTTAGCACAACCTGCATTAGCTGAAATGGTTGAAATTACTGCAGAACGTGAAGGTATTTTAAGTAAACAAGGTTCTAGTTCTACTGTATCAGAAGAATTAAAAACTAAATATTTAACTGAATTAAGAAAAGCCTTAGTTAAAAATGGTGTAGTTAAAACAGATCAACATTGGAATGATTTCTTAAAAGATTTAAAAGATCCTACAAGAAAAGAATTAAATATATCTACAACATCATTTAGTACTAATAAAATCACTAATAGATCTGCTGAAAATTTAAAATCAAATATTACAACTCCTATTCAAGATAGAACAGCTCAATTTTATTTAGATCAATATTTAGCATTAGTTGAATATGATGCTTTAAAACCAACTGTTAAAGAATTTACTAAATCAGTAGCTTCTTCTAAATATGGTGAAAAAGGTGTTGGTAAATCTTTAATTGAAAATATTATTCAAACTAATAAAACATCTGATGTTTATTATAAAGGTTTAATTCAAAACTTTAATAAGAAATTTTATAATTCAGATGTAATATCAAATGGATATACTTCATTAGGAACTAATCATAAAAATACAGAAGTGTTTTTAAATAGTTTAGTTGATGCTAATCCTAAGATATTTATTACTGCTAATAATTATTTTAAAGATATTATGAATGATATGGTTTCAGAGATTCATAAAAATAAAAAATATTTAGATGATGTTGATTTAGGTAGAATATTAGAACAGTCCTTTTATACTATGATTACATCTGAATCATCATTATTTAAAATGAGTGATGATACAGTTCAACGTGGTGATAGACAAATTCCTAAAGAATTCTTTTATTTATTTACTAAATCTAATGAAATTACACCTGTAACATTATCAGATTTAATTGAATCTACTAGACAATCTTTAAGAGAAGAAAATAGAAATAATTTCTTTTTAGAATCTTTAGAAATTAAAGAAGATAATAATTTTTCATTTATAGGTATTGATGGTTTAAGATTAAAACCAAATGATTTTACAGATAAACTTATTGAAGGTTGGAGAGCTTTAGAAATAGAATATCCTTCATTATCTGAAGATTTAGTTAAATATGCTTATCAACAATCTGGATTTAGATATAATGCTAATCAAATTTATCAATTTATTCCTCATGAAGTTTTTGTAAAAAATAATATGAATAATTATATTACTAAAGTTGCTAATGAAATTAATCAAGGTAATATAAATCCTGATATTATTAAAGATAATATATATAGACATAACTGGAATAATTCTAAACTTGTACCTTTTGTCAATATTAAAAATATGGCAATTAATAATCAGAGTGCACCAGCTTTATATGTTAAAGATGAATCTGTAGTAGGATTTAGAATGTCATTTGATTCTAATAGACATTCAGCTAAAAATAAAATTGGTAATACTGATATTTTAACATTTCCTAAATTTGTAAATTATAATAATAATTTATATAAATTAGAAGGTTATTATAGTAAAGAAGTGGTTGTTAAAGGAGAAAATAAAATCGTATTTGATCCTGTATATTATAAAACTCATAAATTAGGTTATAAATCTGATAAAGGTCAATTACACGAATATACTTTATATAATGAATTATCTGAATCAAATGTTAGAGAAAATAACTTAACTCAAGTTGAAAAAGAATATATTGATTTTGTATCTAGTAAATTAAGCTTAATTGATTATAATGATGTTGAATTAGAACAAACTTATTTTCCAGCTGTTGAAACTTTTGGTCCAAAAATTTTGAATTCTAATACAGAAAGTGTAACTTTAGAACAAAATGATGAATTAGAAAATTCTGTTGATGAAATTAATTATAATCAAATTGATGCACAAAATATTAGAAATCAAATGATAAATGGTCCATATTATATAAATACTATTGATAATAATAATGAAATAAATACTAAAATTACTGAAGAAAATATTAATGAAGTATTTAATTTATCTGATAATCAAGAATTAGTTACTAAATCTAATGATAAATATTATATTGCTTCAATACCTGAATCAAATCATATTATAACATTAGATAATATTGAATTTGAATATGAATCAATAAAAGATTTAATTAATGATTTTTCAAGTGATATTATAGATGGTAAATTTTTAAAAGATTTTGGAGAACAAGCGAATAATGAAGCTATTGAATATTTAAAACAATATGGGATTGATTTAACACCTAAACCTTTTGTTGATCCAAATCAATTAAGTTTATGGGAAGATGAAGATAATAATTGTGCAACACCTTTTTAAAATAAAATATGGCGTGTAAAGATAAAGAAAAGTTTGGTAGTGCAGAAGCATCTACTAAATCTGCAATGAGAACTAAAGGAGCTATTGATAAGTTTCTTAATATAATTGATACCAATCAATTTAGAAAACTTAATAACTCTTGGAGTAAGGTTGCTAAAGATAGATATGGTTTGGATGGTAAATTATTTTTTGAAGAAAATGATAAAGCTATTCCTAATACTGATATGTTTCATCAAGTCGATGCAGCTAAAGGTATATTTTATGAAGCTAATCAACAATATAGAACGAGTACAGAGGGTGTTAAACCCTTTGTGCTTGAATCTAAAAAAGATTTAAATGAATTATCTACAGGAACTACTGAAGTTTTTGGTATTGTTCAAGATGAATTAGTTGATGAAAATAATGATGAAATAAATGATTTTACTAATGAAATTAAAAGTATATTATTTAATGGAGAAGTTAAAAATATTCCTGCAAAAGATGTGCTTATTAATATTTTAAATTCTGGACTGTATGAAAATAATTCATATATGTCTGAGTTAATTTCAGCATTATTAATATCTACTAAAGCTAATGTAAAAACTATTGCACCTAATCAGTTACAAGCTGAAAATACTTATATGCAATATAATACTTTAACTAATACTATTGAAATAGAACCTAATAACTTAGGACGTATTTCAAGTGTTGAAGCTGGAGTATCTAAGTTTATCCATGAGGTATTTCATGATAGAACATTAAGAGTTCTTAGACAGCCTAAAAATGAATCTGAACAAAATCTTATAACTGAATTAAGTGATTATTTTAATCAAGTTAAAGATTTAATTCCTGAAGGATATGAATATGAGATGTCATCTCTTGAAGAATTTACAGCAGCAATGTTTAGTAATAAAGAATTTGAAATTCAAGTTAGAACTATATTAAATTCTGATACAGGTTTTTGGAATAAACTTATTAATTTCTTCAAAGGATTATTTAATTTAAATAGTTCTTATGATAATTTAATGAATAATATTTTAAAATTAATTGATACAACTGATGAAGTATATAATTCAAATGAAGTATTAGAATCTAGATATAATATTGGTAAAAAAGTTGTTAATCAATCTTCTTTAGATAAAGTATCTGATAAAATTAATAATGTACTTAAAGTATTACAATTACAATCTAATAGATTAGCTGAAGATTCTAAATTTAAAAAGACTATTAGAACTATTTTAAATGATATTAAAAAATCTGAAAAAGAATTAGGAGATAATATTGACGAACATAGAAAAAAAAGTATAGAATTATTTATTACTTTTATGAACTCTCAATTATTTTCTATTGATAAGAGATTAGAAAAAGCAGATAAATTTAATAGTAATATTTTTAATTCTAGTAAAGCTTATTTAGATGCTTTCATATCTATTCAATCTGATGTAGAAAATGCCTTAATTGAACTTAAAACAGCTAATACACTTACTTCTGAAGAATTTGATACTCTAAATAAATCTTTAAATACTGTTCAAGGTAATGCATTAAGAATTAAAGCTGATTTAATTAGAGTTGCTAAAAACAATATTAAATTAAATAGTGGTAAATTTTCTAAAGGTTACAAAGAAGTTGAATTAAGATATCAAGAAGATATTAAAAGACAAGGCAGAGAACTTGGTTATACTAAAAGAGAATTAGATGATTATGTAAATAAACAAATGTCTGAAAATAGAGATATTATTATATCTCAAACAAATTCAGAATTTAATAGTTTACTAGATGCACCTATAGTTGATATCGATGCTTTATCTGCAGTTATGAATACTGAAAAAGATTTAAATCATCCTATTATTAATATATTTTCTTCTATACTTGATAGTGTTAAAGATATATATGATAATATAATTCAAACTAAACTTATTGAAATTCAAGATAAAACTAATACTTTTCTTGAAGGTAAAAGAACTAAATCATCAGATGAAGTTTATAAAAATATGGTTGAATTTTCAGAAGATGGTACTGCATTTCTTAAAGGTGAATATAAAATTGAGTATTATAATAAAGTTAAAAAATTAAGAGGAATTAGAGATGCTATGCAAACTGAACATGGTGTTAATTCTAAAGAATATAAAGATACTTTAGCTGATTATAAATTATTTGTTAAAGAAAATACTACTGAAATTGGTGATGGTATAATTGTACCATTAGCTAAATGGAGAAATGATTTAACAAAATTATCACAACAAGAAAGAGATTATTTAAAATATATTCAATATTTAGCTAAACGAAGTAATGTAGAATATGGTGTTGCAGCTAAAAGTCTAAAAAAAAATGTATTATATGCAGATTATTATGAACTTCCTAAAATTAGAAAAGCTCAAATATCTACATTAAAATCAGGTAATTTTTTACAAACAGCTAAAGAGTTTTATAATGAAACTTTTACTCAACAATCAGATCAAGAAGATTTAGGAGAATTAACTAATGCTAGTGATGTATATAAAGTATATACAGATTTATCAGGTAAAGAAGTAAGATATATACCAATACATTATAGAATTAAAATATCTCAAAAAGAACAATCTATTGATTTACCAACAATTTATTCAATGGAATTTCAGAATGCTGTTAAATTTAATACAAAGAATAAAGTAGCTAATGATTTATTAATGTTTAAAGATGTAATTCAAGAAGGTAAATTTATTAAAAAGAAAGGTTTTGGTAATAGAATTATATCAAGTGTTTATAATAAAAATAATGATCCAGTAGAATATTCTAAAGAAGATGCTTATTTAATTAAAATGTTAGATACAATGTTAAATAACAGATTATATGATAAAAGTATTGAATATGCTGGTCAAATATTTGGACAAGATATAAATAAACTTGAAAGTTTTATTCGTGGAACTGTATCAAAAGCTTCTATGGCATTAAATATGATTGGTGCACCTGCTAACGTTATTACAGGTAAATCTCAAAGTATGTTAGAAGTTATAAGAGATCCTAATTTACATAGAGATAATGTTGTTAAAGCTGAAAAAGCTTATTATCAAAATATAGGTGGTTTTATGGATGATATGGGTAGAAATGTTTATAAGTCTTTAGGTAATCAATTATTAATTTCATATGGTGGTTTAGTATCTCATAATATGATTGTTAATGATTATGAACATAATAAAGCTTTAGCAATGACTGGAACTAAACCATTATATTTCTTTCAAGAAAGTGGTGAACATCATGTTCAAGCTGTTCATACTATGACTATATTAGATGCTGCTAAGATATTAAATGCTAAAGGAGAATATTTAGATAAAGATGGTAAAGTAACTACAAGAGATAATGCTGTAAGTTTATTAGATATTACTACATTAGAAAATGGTAAACTTGGAACTACAATTAAAACTCCATTTTATACTACACTTGATAGAATGAATGAATTTAGTAAAGGTGGTAAAAATACTGTTAGATCTTATATTCAATCCTCATTAATTAAATCTCAAGGTAACTATAGTAATGAATATACTAATGAATTACAAAGAAAATTTTATGGTAAAGCTTTAATTCACTTTAAAAAACATATTATATCTCCTACATTAAGTAGATGGAGAGGTATTTCTACAAATCTTGGTAGTGATGACAATGTTAATATAAAATTTAATTATGATTTACAACGTCCAGATGAAGGTAATTATGTTACAACTATAAGATGGATTAAAAATTCTGTATTACCTAAAATTAAAAAATTACAATTAGATTTATTAATGAAAGATTTTAATTCTAGAAGTGATTGGGAAAAAGCTAATATTAAAAGAACTTTTACAGAAATAGCTATAATTCAAGTATTTGCAGGATTATCATTAATGTTTGCAGCTTCTGCAGGAGATGGAGATGATGATTTATGGTATGCAGCTGCTATATTTAGAAGATTAGAATCTGAAGCTTCTCAATATTATGATATTACTGAAGCTTGGAGAGTATTTAAAAATCCAATTAGTTCATTAAACTTTTTAGAATCTACAAGTAGTTTATTAGGTTCTTTAATTAATTTGGTAGATCCATTAGAAGATGAAAGATTAGATAGATTATTAAAATCTACTACTAATATGGCTAAATTTATACCTGGTAGTAAATTATTTAAAGACTCAGAGGATGCATATAATTATTTAAATAAAAATCAATAATGAAAATATGTTGTAAATGTAAAATTATTAAAGATTTTTCTGAATATCATAAAGATAAAACTCAAAATGATGGTTATCAAAATAAATGTAAACTTTGTAAAAAAGAATATTATAAATATGATGCTGAAAAACTTTCTAATAAATATAAAAATAATAAAGAATTAATGCTTAAAAAAGCAAATGAATATTATAAAAATAATAAAATAGAAAGAATTAAATATCAATCTCAATATATTCGTAAAAAACTTGATAATGATATTATTTTTAAATTAAGATGTACTTTAAGAAAAAGAACTGCTTGTTTTTTAAAAACTAATAAAAATAGAAAAAGTTTAATTAAAGATATACTAGGAGAAGAAGTATTTAATGTAAAAATTTATTTAGAATCTAAATTTTTAAAAGGAATGACATGGGAAAATCATGGATTATATGGTTGGCATATTGATCATATTATACCTTTATCTTCTGGAAAAAATGAAGAAGAAATAATTAAATTATGTCATTATACTAATTTACAACCGTTATGGGCAAAAGATAATTTAAAAAAATCAAATATTTACTAAAAGTCTAAAAAAAAAAGAAACCCACATTATATACAATTAAGTATATAGTGTGGGTTTTCTAGTTTTATATGACTTCTAAATTCATATCAATATTAATATCTCTACAATAATTTTTATGCATATTATAAGAATCTGTAGTACGTTTTAATAATTCATCTTTACAAGCTTCTCTAATAAGATTTTTATTATCAGAATCTGTAGAAGATTTATATAAATTATTTAAATAAGCTAATAAATCAGAACCTCTAACTTGCATCATATCTATATTAAGTTGACTTAATACATTTTTGAAACCAGCAGATTGTAATGCTTTATTATTAGCAATAGTATCCATATTCTTTCTAATTAACATACCAAATCTAAAAGATGCTTTTTCTAAATTGAAATTATTAAGCATTTTCATACCTAATTCAACTGTATTAGCATCTTTAGATTTTAACATAGTATCTAATGATATATACATATCATCATCTAATTCCATAGAATCTCTAGTAACATATTTTTCTAAAGTTTCTTCTGAGATACATTTATCAATATATTTAGCTACAGTATTAAAGAAATTATTAGCATCTACTACTTTACTATAACTAACATTTAACTTTTCTACTGTTATAACATTATAATTATTACCTTGAATTAAAAATTTATCTTGCATTAATGCAATAATAGAATCAAACTCAGTGTTTTTATTATACATTCTATGAATTTCTTCATAATATGGTTTATAACCACTATTTATTAAATATTTATTATTAGTAATTGTATCAATAATAATTTGATAAGTGTGATTAGTTTTTTGTTGATATTTATATTGTGGAATATTTCCAAAGTTTATTATATTAGGTGTAACAATTATATCTGCGTTTTCGATTTTAATGGTTTTATTGTTTTTACAATTTGCTGAGAACTTAAATCTTGGATATTTACTTTCTTTAAAGAAGTAAACTACATCCGATTCATTAATAGTTTTATCAGTTTCAGAAAAGATTTTATCATAAGCTATTTTAAAGTCTTGAAATTCTTGTGTATTTTCTACATAAAATCCATAACCATATTGTTGCTTAACAAAACTAAAAGCATCTTTTCCTTGTCCATTCCAATGTTTATTCATCATAAACAAATCACTCGCGCCGTATATATTCATTATCCTGTTACTTTTTTAAATATTTTTGGATTCATTAATAATTTATTAGTTCTTGTAGGATATTTACCTACTAAATTTCTAATTAAATTAAATACTAAATCTTCTGCTAATAGCATTTTATCATGTTCTACAATTTCTAATATTCTGTTAATTACAACTTGACTATCAGCTTTATCATCATTATCAAAATAATTTTGTACAAAGTTAATAAATCTTGTTGTAATAGTTGCTCCAATATCAGCTCTATAACTATTATTTTCTCCTGAATGTACACAATCATCAATTTCTTTTGAGATTTTTTTCCAATCACCAAATAACATTTCATCTGGTTGAATTAATTTATCTAATTGATTATTAATAAACATTGTAAATAAATTACCAACCACATCTTCTTTAGATGAAAAACACCCTTTTGAAATTAATAATATTTTATACAAACTTTCAGCTTCATTAAAATTTTTAATACCTGAAATAGTATTAAAAAATGTTACTAAACTTCTTGGATTTACTGTTTGTACATTACCTTCTTTTTTAAGTACCTCTGGATACATTAAAACAAAATTGATACATCTACCATCAATATTATTTACTTCAGCCCATTCAGCCCATATATCCTTATCAAATCCTAAGTCAAAACTAATAAATCTAGTTCTTTGAGCATTATCAATTGATGATACATTATAATCACCATTATCTGGATTTGCAGTTAAACAAATAGTCCATTTAGGTGGTAAAGACCAAGAAATATATTGACCTCTATCTAATAATTCCATTACAGCTTGAATAAATCTTTGATCAGCTCTATTCCAGTCATCAAGAATTAATATACCTCCATTAGGATTAGCTTCTTTTGGTAACCATGCAGGTGGTGCATAAGACATTCTACCTTCTGCATTTTCTACAATAGTATAACCCATTTTGATATAATTATCTAATAAGTTTTCAGCTACCCAAATAGGATCACCACTAGGTGAAGCAATATAGAATTCTTTTAAAGGATATCCAATTAAATCACCAAGCTCTTCTAATTGAGCTAAATTTAATTTTACAATATCCATACCTCTTTCTTCAGCTAATTGAATTACAGCTGATGTTTTACCAATACCTGATTCACCAATAACTTCAATTGCAGTAGTTTTTTTACCTTCATCTACTAATCTATCATTGTTATCTACAATATAACTAGTAATACTTTTTAATTCTTTAATGTTTAATTCGTTATTCATTATTTTTATAATTATTTATAAATTTATATAATTTGGAAAAAGTTTTAAAGGTTTTTATATCAGCATTTAATAAAAAATTTTCATTAACTTTTCTATGATGAACAGAATTAAATAATACTTTTCTTCTTTTTGAATCTTTTTTTCTTCTATATCTGATATATATAATTAAATCGTTATTTTCTTTAACAACTAAATAACCATTTAACCTATATAATACTTGTCCTTTAATCATATTAATCAGTTTTTGGAATTTTAATTTTATATCCTGGAAATTCTTCCGTATCTGTTTTGCCATTAGATGAAATAATCCATATCATTGGCTTGTTTGGTTTCACATTTATAGGTGCGTAACCATCAGTAAAAAATACTAATGTTGTAAATTTAGATTTATGTTTATTATAATATTCTATAACTGGATCAAAGTCAGTTCCACCTCTACCTGTAACATAATCTTTATATTTACCTTTATATTCATAAATATCATTTATTTTTGTATCACATTCAATTACTGTAAGTCTTGTTCCAGCTTTATAAATATGATGTAATTCACTTTCAGCTTCCATTAATTCAGCATTACTAACTGAACCTGATGTATCTTTAGCAAATAATATATGATGTTTTTGTTTAACTTTTATACCTGCAGCATCTACAAAACGTTTTGAAGGTTTTCTTCTAGATTTTTTAGTATAAATTTCTTGAGAATTACCAATTTTTCTTCTTAAATAAGCTTTCCAATTAAAAACAGCTTCTTTAACAGCAAATAATTCATCAATTTTAGCTTTTAATTCTCCTGGAATTGTACCTCTACTTTTATTAATAGTAGTAGCTGCTTCTTTTAAAATATGATCAACTTGATTCTGAACTAATTTTTTTTCAGCATCACTTAAATTATCAAATTCTTTCCAACTTTCATGCATATCTCCTGCACCTGAACTAGTCATTTGTTTTAATAATGGATCTGGATCTGAAGAATTTAAATTTTTTAATAATTCTTGATAATAATAATTAGTACCTGCTTTAGGTTCTAAAGGAATATTATATGTTGTTAATGTTAATGCACCTTCAGGTAACCATTCATCTTTAATATATTGATTAATTTCAATATCAGCTGCTATATTAAATAATTTTTTATCCATATAATTATGCCTCATAGTTAAATGAAACATAACAATATGTAATAATTCATGTTTAAGTAATCCAATTTTATGATTATCTGATAATTTAGCCCAAAAATCTGGATTAACATATAACATTTGATTAATTCCTTGTTTACCAACACCAGCAGTAGGTAAACTATCACTGAATTGTTTATTTAAATTTAACAGAAAAAAACCATAAAATGGTTCCGTAATCATTAATTGTTTACCTATTCTACCAATGTCACTCATATTTATTTATTTAATTGTTTAAATACTGTATATAAAAAATCATTAAATCCTCTATTATCAAATCCATCTTTTGTAATAAAAGAGTCTTTATCAATAGTACGACCTTCTGGAGTTTTTATATTATCTTTATGAACAATACATAATCTTAACCAACGTAAGAAATCTGTACTATCATCTTTATTTTCTTTCATTATTACTTACTTTTTTACATAAATCTAAAAATTTATCTGTTGTTAAACTTCCTTTCATAAAATTAATATCTTTATCAACCCATTGAATATTATCAATAGTATAATGTTTTGTTGAATCAATTCTATCAATTGAAGCAGTTTGAAACAAATGTTTCTTTTTACCATTATTTTGTGCAGACCATTGAGGATTTAATATAATATCTATTCCACTTAATGCACATTTTTTATTTTGTTTTAAAAATAAATTCCAAAGAAATTCTAATGTAATTTCATTAGAAAATATTTTTCCTTTATTTTCTCTACCAAATTTAAATGAAGTAAAATATGCTTTTGATAAATCACCAACACCTTCATACTTAAATCTTCCTTTTATATTAGTACAACCACATCCTTTTGTTTTAGAATTATTTAAATGCCATCTTCTAACATCTCTATTAATTCCACATATACATTCACAATTATGATATTGTATATTATCTTTTATAAAAAAATCTGATTTTACTAACCAATTACCTACTGTTGAACCAATTTTAACATTCATAATAATATTTTTTTATAAATATAATAATTATTTATCAGTAAGTCAAATAAATAGGTAAATAATATGTAATAATTAATAATTATCTAATTCCCGTAGAACCATGTCCACCAGTTCCTCTTTCAGTTTCAGAAAGATATATTTGTTTATCTAATTCTGCAGATTTAAATGGAACAATTATTAGTTGTGCAATTCTATCACCTACATTATATTTTTTACGAGAAAAAAATCCACGTACTGTTCTATTAAAACGTACTTGAATTCCACCTCTATATCCTGCATCAATAATTCCAATATCATTTGCTAGAGTTAATGCCCCATCATTTGATATTGAACTTCTTGGTACTAACATTCCAAAATGACCTTCAGGTATTTCTACAGCAATATCTGTATTATACCAAACAGTAAATAAACTATTTTTAACCATTTTACTTGCAGTTAAGTCCATACCTGCATCACCTTTTTTACCATACTTAGGTTGTACAGCACTAGGACTTAATTCTTTATATTTTAATTTCATATATAAGTTGATATATATTTCTTTATATTAATAGTTTCTTTTTCAATATCAGCAATTCCTCCCAATTCAGCATTACTATCTAATTTCATCCCAATTTCAGCTTCAAGTTGAAGTTTTAATTTAGGATCTTTATTAAATATTTGTTTAATTTTATTTATAAAATTAATATTAGCTTTATTATATATTAAATATTTAACAATCATATCAATTGCTTCTTTTTGATATAATGAATATTTACCACTTATAAAATGATAATATTCAGCTAAAAACTCTCTTGGAAATCTTAAAACAAATAAAATTTGGTTATCTTCCAAATCATAATGTTTTTCAAATCCTGGTGTTTGACTTAATTCATATTCAAATTTAGTAAAAGCAGGATTTTTTATGTCATAATTAAATAAAAGATAAATACAATTATCATGTAAATTATCTTTATCATAAATATAACAATTTATAAAATTCTTCATAATACTTTCAGGTAAGTAATAACTATCTGAAAGCAATGGTAATAAATAAGTTTTTGACTTATTTGGACTTATTTTAATATTCACTCTATTCATTATTTATTCTACATGTATAAAACTATCATCAAGGTATATCTCATTATTTTCATGAAATTCTTTAGTTTCATTAAATACTTGATTATTTATGTGCCAGTTAATTTCAATAATTAACTCATCTATACCTCTATATTTATATCCTGAATTTGTTGTAAATCCGTCAAAAGCTGCTCTTATCCACTTTTTAGTTAAGACAAACACTTTTGGATTATTAAAATCAAATGTAGGTTGATAAATATATTTAAAAGGACAAATAGTATATCCATATAAACCTCTATCAATAATATATTGATTTAAAGCTTTAATGTATAATGCACCTTGTATGTAATATTTATATGTAAAAAAATTCTTAATGAATTCATGAGTTGCAGGACTTCCAGATTTTAAATCTAGTCCTTGAATAGTTAATTTGTCGTGGTTTATAATTATCTTGTCAAGAATAACTTTAATATTCCTTCCTAAATATTCATAATTAATTTCTGCTTGATATATTTCTTCAATATTACCTTCACAATTAAAGTAAGATTTTGTTGATTTATGATTATATAAAGCACTTCTACATTCTATTAATTTTGAATACTCTGTAGGAGTAATAAATTCTTTTTTTGGATAACTTTTTATAAGATCAACTAAATCATAAAATTCTTTATTATTAAATTTTAATATTCTTGTTTCATCTTTTTTTATCCTTTTAAATAAATCTAAATAACTTATAATTTTTATGATTGCATCAGTTGTATCTTTTTTGTACTTATTATTTTCATCGTATTCAATTTTAATACTTTTAGCAACATTTTGAGCTAATATCAATAAATCTCCTTCAATTTTATTTTGAACTATGAGATATTTTTCATTAAATTCTTCTGTTGATAAACTTATAAAATCATCTAAACGATTTCCAAATTCAGTACTTTTTGTTTTAACATTTTTTCTTTCTATTAATACTCTTGGACCATTTTCGTCAAAAGATTTTAATAAAGAGTAACTAATGTTATTTGATACTAGTTCCTGCATTTACATCAATTTGGTTTATATATTCATTTGTAACAATATTATCTAGTTCTTTCAATCTAGTATATTTATATTGTTGTTCTGCGATAGATTTCATTTTTTTACTAAAAACAATTTCATCCATCTTATCTTCAAGAAATAACCTCGCTGAGTTTAAATTCTTGGTATTAATATTTGACATAAATTTATTATGATCTATTTCAGTCATACAACTTTTTGCCAAACTATTTACTCTAATTATTTCCATAGGCTTTTATTCTTTTTCTTTTAATAATTTTTTAGCTTCCCTAGCGTTATTTGTCTTAATTTGATGACAAGGTTTACATAAAACTTGATAACCACCACTTTCAACAAAACAACGTTCTACAAAAGCTTTTAAATCATCTCCTGATTTTAAACTTCCTGCATCTATAATATGATCTATTTGAATTTCTTTTTCCATAAACCATTTATTACATTCTGCACATTGATATTCCCATTTTTGACGACCATTAGACCCTTTATAAGATCTTCTAGCATCAGTTTTACACTGTTGTAATGGTTTCCAATACATACTAGCTTTTCTAATAGAACTTCTTATAAAAGCCCAAAAAGCTGATTCTGTCATTGTACCATTATTACGTGGTTTAGGAATAATTTTTTTTTCTTTTTTTTCTTTAGGCATTATTTAATTAATTTTAATGCTTCTTGTAATCCTTCTTCTAAAGCTTTTTCATAAATATTATATTCTTCTTTAAATTGTCCTACTGTTAATATATGACCATTTTCATTTGAATTAATATTTATAAAAATTTTATGAATTTCTCTTAACCATTTTTGAAGTAATGATTGAGTTGGTCTTGACAACATATGTTCTAAATTAAAACTACTTGTTGAAGAAGTATGTATTTGTCCTGTTATAGAAGAATAATAACTATCAGTATAAAATTTAAAACCTTTTTCTTTAGCTAATTTAGCTGTATCAAATGTTATTAATTCATCTTTCATTAAAATTTTATTTTATATTCAGAACCATTCATATGTTCTAAAATGTTATTAATATCTTTAAACTTAAAATCCCAAGAATTAAAATCATAATCACATTTAGTTGGATCTTCAAAAGTTAATAAATGATGTTTTTTTGTATCAATTAATTTAACTAAATCAGATTGTCTATCTATACAAAATATAATTCCAGTATTATTATCTTGAATTATCTTTAATACAAATTGTATAAATTGTGACCATAATTCTTTATGATCTTTTTGATTTGTAGTAGTTAATGATTCATTTAATAATAATACACCTTGTGGAATTAAATATTCTAATGTTGCATCATGACCTAAATGAAATCCATCATAAAATTCTTCTTCAATTTTATATCTAATTAATTCAGATGTAGAATGAAGTCTAATTTTATCATTTGTACTATCAAAAGCTAAACCCTCTGAAAATTCATCAAAGGGTTTGCTTCCAATAAAAACTACTTTCAAATTATTAAAATCACAATTAAAACATTTAAATACTTTCTTTTTATCGGTTGGATATATTTTAATTTTATTAAACATAAATTTAGATAATTCATATTGAGAATCTAATTGTTTAACTAAATTAATAAAATATTTAGAATCAAGAATTGGTTTTAAATGTTTATACCATGTTTTAAATATTTGTTCCATTATGGTCTAGGTGTTGAATTTATATTATGAATACGTAATGTTGCAACATTATATTCTAAATCTCTATTATTATCCCATTTTAAATTTGAACTAGAAATACCTAATGCATTAACTCTTACAACATAAGCACTATCATTTTCTGCATAATTTCTAAAAGGAATTGGAATTAAAATTCTATTATTTTCATATAATGGAAAAGAATTCATCTTTATTTTATAAGGATTTTGACTTTTATCTCTTATAACAGGATTACTAAATATTCTTTTAGGTAATTCAACATCATCTTCTTCAAAAAATGCACCTTTAGTATTAGTAATACTTGCAACTTTAGATAATCTTTCAGAAAACATTTTTTTTAAAGTTCCAGTCATTCCTAAATTATCACATAATAAGTTAAAATCAAAACCATTTACTGTTTCAGGATTTAATAATATTCTTGTTGTATATCTTGAAACATAATCAGTAATAAGTAAACTCATTAATAAAAAACTAATAGCTTTTTCTACTGTATCTGGAACTGTATAAGTTCTATATTCAATAGTTTGTTTATTAGTAAATATAATTGGAATTAAATTTAACCATTTATATCTTTCTTTCATATGCCATTTAGAACTTTGATTTGGATCTGAAGGATGTGTATCAATCATTTCTAAAGGAATAAAATCTTTATAAGCTTCATGTTTACCTGACAAATGATAAACTATTTTTTGTAAATCTTCTTTAATTTGTTCTGGAGATTTAGCTTTAAAATTTAATTTTGTCATTAACATACTATCTAATGGTGCTGTATAACATTGTCTTTTAACACCATCATTTACTTCTTTATATCTAGGAAACATTTTATAAACATTATCTTGGAAATAATAAGCAAATTTATACATTGCAGTAATAAATTCAGGAGTTCTTGGAATTCCACCAACATGAATATGCATTGAACAACTAAAATCAGAATCAGTATATTTAATAATACTTTCTACAATTTCTTTTAAAGCATAAATACCTTTCTCTCCTGATAATGGAATTGTAACATATTCTAATCCTGTAATTGATCCATCTCTAACTGGTCTAACTCCTAAATTTTTACAAATATGTTCAGGAATCATTCCAGCTGTAGTTTCTAATTCAACACCAAATGTATATTTACTTAAAAGACTTCTAATACCACTTTTATTTAAAAAATTATCTAATTCTTCATCTTGTTGATATTTATAAGAATTATAATATTTAATTGCTTGTGGTAAAGAATCTCTAAAATTATATGGTAATGTATTTTTATATGAATTATCAATTCTTTGACGAGGATATAATTCTTTATAACCAAATACTTTTGGATTATAATAAGTATCATTAACTAAAGTATATCCCAATTCTTTACCAATAGAATCATTCATACAAAGTCTTTTATTAAATTTTTCATTACAAATATAAAGATATTTATAATCTTTAATTGCAAAAGAACCTTCATTTAAATCTGTGTCAATAACACCTGTTAAAGTTGATGATTTAAGAACATAAGAACTTAAAGAATAATCCCATGTAATTCTACCTTTATCAAGAATATAGAAAATATTATTAATTTTATAACAATCTCCTGAATCCTTAACATTAGTTTCACCAATTTTATAGTACCCAAAAGTACCATCATCTTTTTTAATTTTACGAGCATTAGTTTTTAAAACTTGCTCTCCATTTATTGTTGTAACTTTCATATTATAAACTTAAAGTTTTTGTTATAAATTCTTTTATATTTTCTAATTTTGTTTTTACTTTATTAGATGTAGCAACATCTTCAATACTATCATCAGTATCATCAACACAATAATCTGCAGTTGCAATTAAATTTTCTCTATATAATTCAACAGCTGTTTCATCATTTGATTTTACTTCAATAATATTTTCTTTAATATTTTCTCCATTTTTTTCAGCAACTTCTAATTTAATATTTTTAGCAACTGCAGAAGCATATTGTTCAAAAAATGAAATATCAGTTGTTAAATAAAATTTTTTATTTTTTTCAAAATCAACATCTTTTTTATCAATTGATATACATTTACCATTTGCAATAGTAATTGTATTTAAACCAATAAAAGTATTAAATTTTAAATTAGCTACTGAACCTTTAAAAAATATTAATCCTGTTTGAACAAAAGCATCTTTAATAGGATATTTACTATGAATACTTAAATCTATAGTACTCATTGTAGTAAATCCTTTTACTTCTATATATGAAGCCTGATTAATTAAACAAATACCTTTAGAAAAATACATTAATAATGGTTCTTTAAATAAAGTATCACCACTTGCTCCTTTTTTAGATGTTTCATAATATTCATCAATACTTGTTGTTAATGAACATAAATAATATAAATCCATAGTTTTAGTTACAGCATAAATACCATCTAATTCTTTTTTTTCTTTATAAAATCTTAAATTTTCATAATAAACATTTTTTAATAATTCAGGTTTAAATAATTCAAAATGTTCTTTATGATCTTGAAGACTATTTAAATTCCAAGTTCGAGAAGGTAATTGTCTAACAGTTGAGTTTGTTCCAGCAGAAGAAGTATTACCCATTAATTTATCTTCTCTTTCTTTTCTGCTTTTTTCTAAACCCAATCTTTGATTATATTCATAATCTGTCATCCATTCTTTAAAGTCATATCTCCAAGTATGATGTTTACTATTTTTATAATTCCCGTTAGAATAGGTTGTAGTTGTCGTCGGCGTTGAATATTTTGTTTGAAGTTTTTCACTTCTATCAATTTTATATCGTTTAGAACCTTTTAATGTTCCATTTTTAATTTCATAAACATAATTATGTTCTAATTCAATAATTTCTCCATCATTATCATTAATAGCTCTCAATGAATTTTCTAATGATGAATAATATAATAAACCTTTTGAATGTTGATATACAAACATTGGTCTTTCTTCAACAGCTTCTTTATCAGAAGCTATTTTTTTAGACATACCATGATATAAATAAAATGTATCTGGTTTTGTAGTATCATACATTGTAAGTGCAGCAGCACCTTCATATTCTTCAAGAATTTTAAATCCTTTATTATAGATAATTTCTAATAAAACTTCAGAATCAATTTTATTTCTAAAAGTATCTTTACCATTTTTATCTATTCCTGTTTTAACATTAGTATCAATATCATATTTTGTAGCTAATTCTATATGATTATGTAATGTTCCATTGTGAGCACCTATAAATTTATAAGAACCTTTGTTATCTCCAAATCCAAATGGATGTGCATTATCTATTGTATGTGCACCACCTGTAGCCATTCTAGTATGTCCTAAAACTACAGGTAAATAATTTGGTGCAATTATATCATTTTCTGCTATAAAGTTTTTAAATAATTTTTCATCGTTTACACCAGCAATAATATCTCCATCAATAGAAATTCCACATGAATGTCCACCTCTTATATCATTATAGATACCTAATATTTTTAATTTGTCTATGTTAATTCTCGTAACATCGTCAGAAACTGCTCCAAATAATCCGCAGCCTAAGACATTATTTTTTGGTTTAAACAATAAGTTTAAACTAATTCTTACCATTGCTAGTATTAAAATTGTATTTACCATTTTTATTTTTTTTAATTTATTACTTGTATATTCTTTTTTAATATTCCTAAATTATGTTCATGTTTAATATTATTTTCTTTATAACCTTGTATTAAGAAGTGTAAATAAGTACTCATTATAGGTTTTTGAAATTCACGTCTAATATTATATGAAATATAAACTTGAACTGGAATATCATCAATTATTTCTACAATTCTTGTATAAAATTCAGGACATCCATATCCTTCATAATAATCTAAAATTTGTAATTGTCTTAATGTTAATTTGTATATAACTCCTTGAACATTATCTCCATCACTATATTTTACATTAGCAAATGATTGTACAGTATTACCATAATTAAATGATAATTTAAAATCTTGAATTGTTCCTACACCTACTTTAATTACTTTTCCAACTCTTTCTTCAAGTCTAGATTGTAACATATTAGATCCATAAGCAAAGTAATAAATATATTCTTTTTTAATCAGTTTTTTCTTTTTTTTAGTTTTAATCTTTTTTACCATGTGTATTTATTATTTCTTTTATAATTTGAAATTCTTGTTTACTTACTCTTTCTCCTTGATTAAATTGTGTAATAGTTTCTTGTACAGCATCCCATACTTGTTTTAAACTATCATCATCTTTTAATAAAGAACTACCTAATGATCTACATTCTAAACCATAAGGTTTAAGTCTATATTCACCAGCTTTACCATAAAAACTTCTTCTATGATAAGGATCATATTCCTTATTTAATAATTTTAAAGTAACATTTTTTTCAAATAATTTAACAATTTCTCTACTAATCTCTGGTGTATGATCATCATAACCAAAATGAATATGAAATCCACCTACTCTAATAGGACTAAATTGTTTTTGCATTACAGATTCTTCAAATTCATCTTCTGGTATAATATCACCATTATCATTGTAATCTACAATTAATACTGGCTCACACCCAAAAGTTCTTGCTCCATCACTAGCTAATAAATCAGGCGTAGCTCTTTCACTTGAACTATAATGAATTGAATATTGTGAATAATTATTAATAATATATCCTTTAATATAATTAATATAATTTTTGAAATCTTCAAAAGTAGTAACTGGCGGGATATTTGCTTCCGCCAGTATATTATCTTCTTGAATATAACATAAATTATTAATATATCTTGGTTCTTCTTTAGTACCACCAAATACTCCAACAGCTGAAGCTAATTTACCAGTTTTTGAATCTTTAATAAAAAGTTCAAGATCAGAACCTATAGTTAAATTTTTTAATTTAAAGTGTTGATTCATATTGTTTATGATTAAATATTGTATTTAAATTTTCAAAAGTTATATCATGTGTTTTATAAACTTTTTCATATCCATTATTAGGATCATTTACTAAATATTTTTTATCAGTAAATAAATTAAATAATTTTCTATATTGTTTTTTTTGAAATAAATTCATTAAATAAATTACATTTAATTTAACAGATTTATTATCTGAACAAGCTATATTTTGTATGCTATTTTTACTTAACAATTGAATAACTTTTTCTAAAGAAGCTTGTGCAGGAACATATATATTTAATGCTAATGGAGATCTATAATAATTTAGCATCATCATATCTAAATTAGAATTTCTGGATTCATTATCAGTATCATTTAATTGAGCACCAAATTTTGCAATATTTAAAATATCCCAATTAGATAAATCTGATAATGATTTAAGTTTTCTTAATCTTAATGTATCATATACCATATATTGATAATTAAAAGAACTTAAATATCTAACTAAAGATAATACAAATAAATCTTGATAATTAGCAGATGTACCAAATTTAACAGCTTTTTTTATAGCAAAATATACATTGTTTTTTTCAAATGTAAATTTAATATTTTTATTAATATATGATTCATCTGTTAAATCTTCTCCATTATAACCAATAATATGAACTTCAGCAAATTCAAAAGTTTCATTAATAAAGTCAACCCAACGTTGAAGATATTTTTTATCTCTATATAAAGATGGTAAATTATTAAAATTTATTTTCATAAAAACCCATTCACCATCTTTTGGTCTACTTTCATAATTAAATTTTTGTTGTGAAGTACTTGTACAACAACCATGACCTCTAAAACTATTATGATTTCCATTATCAACATTTGAAATATTTATAGTAGATTTTGGATCAACTATTGAAAATGCACAAAATGTACTACCATTTAATGTATGTTTTCCTACTGAATTATCATGTATTAAGCTTTTTTTTCTTTTAACTATTGTTCCCATTTTCCTGATTCAAGTTTAGTATTATTATTTCTGTATCCGTTAATTAAGTATATATTTACTTCTTTGTCTTTAATTTTAATTATTTTTTTATCATATAAACCATTTTTAGGATCATCTTTTCTATATCCTTCTAAACGATCTAATCTTGATTTTGTATATGCATCTTCAACTGACCAAATTTCTCCATGAACTGCAGTATCTCCAGTGTCTGAAACACCAGGAAATGGTCCTAAGTTATATAAAGTAAATTCTGGTTCTGTAACAGCTTCTTCAATAAATTTAGCTGTAGATGACTCACTTAAGATATAATTATTACCATATCCACGTTTTAATGTACCATATACGAAATAGTACTCTTTTTCTTCTTGTTTATTCATTTTTATTATTTTAAAAAGGTAATTTATCTTCTATTAATTCTAATAATATTTTTTTAGCTTCATCTTGTCCATGATTATTTACAAGATCGCTAAAATCTTTTGATTCAAATTTTGTTGGTATTTCTAATTGAAATAAACCACATTCATTTGAAAATTTTTCACCAAATTCTCTTCCCCAATTAACTGGTTTATCAAAATCATTATCATATAATACATATATAATATCAAATCTTTTTTTCAGTTCTTCTAATACTTGAGGTTTTGGTAATATTTTTTCATTTTGTAAACCTGTAGCAGGTACACCAGTAAGTTCATAAATAGACATAATATCTTTTCTAGACTTAGTTATAATTAGTTTTTCACCTTTTTCAGGTAATTGTGTCCAACCATACCAAGTAGAAGCATCATGATTTTTAGTCCATTTTTGAGTATTACTATAAGGTTGATAAATAGTTAAAGTTTTTTCACCATCTTTATATTCAATAAAAGCATAAGCATGTTTATCTAACTTAAATATTTTATCACCTAACATTGAATATTCAACTGGTACAACATTATATAAATTTAAAGTTTGTTGTGTAATACCATATTGTTTCCAAAATTCAATATCATATTCTTGCCATTCTCTAACTTTAGCACTTAAATGAGTTTCTTTTTTAAATTTTTGAATTTCATCAGCACTAATTTTAGTAAATTTCTTTTGTTCTCTCGGAACTTCTTTATCTACACTAAATAAATGAAAGTGATCTTCAAGACCTAAATCTAATACAATTTTATTACATGCTTCACGATATGATAAATTATATCTATACATTACATACATTATAAAATTTCCACCACCTAGAATATAATCATTACAATATAATCTATTTGTAACAGCATTATAACCAATATTAAATGATGCATGTGTATCATTTCTTAATGGTGAATTAAATGCTTTACCAATGGTAAAATTTCCTAAATAATATCTAAATACATCATAATCTGTAACATGTTGTAATAAATTATCTTCACTTATAAATGTTTTAATTTTAAAATTATACATTATTTTTATGATTTATAATTATTCTCAAACATCTTATTTTATTTTTATAAAATTGTAAACCATAATAAATTTTATTATATTTATACATGACATCTTTTTTAGAACATTTAATAATAGATTTGGTAATACTATCATATTTTAAATATGACCAAAATATAGGAATATTAAATAATTGAAATGTTACAATTATAGGATAATAACCATTTTTATATTTTATTATTTTATACATTAATTATTATTTAATCTTTCTAGGACAATTTGTTTAGCTAATTCTAAATTATAAGTATCATCTGATTCAATTAAATTATTAATACTATTTTGTTCATCTTGTGTAAACATTATATTATAACCATTTTGATCATAATATTCTAATTGTTCTAATAATTTAAGTATTTCATTTCTTTCTTGATTATGTTTATATGAAAAATCAAGTATTGTCATTCTAAATGATTCCATAATTTTATAATTATTATTTCCTCTTGCAATTTGACGCGCTCGTAAAGAATATACTTTATCAAAAGCTTCTTTAAATATATCCATATTATTTATATAAAAAAAAGAGAGGGTTTCCCCTCTCTAATCTTAATTATTAATTGTAATTTATTGAGTTGATTATACCCAACCTGGCATTGTACCACCAGTGTTTCCACCAGTATTACCTCCAGTTGCTCCACCTGTAGGATCAAGACGTACATCTTGGTCTAAATTACCCAATTTCAATTTACTTTCTGCTTCAGATGTATCTGCAGCTTCAATAAATGGAACCCAAGATCTAACTTGTAGATATTTCTTAGGAGATTGTTTAGTACCATAGTTTGTAAGTACATTAAAGCTTTTTCCTGGTACAGCAGCTTTAACTAAAGAAGCCATTTTATCTAACATTTCGTTAGGTGTATTAGCTTGAATTGTTGGATCACCTCCAGCAGAAGTAATAATAGATGCAAGTTTATTCCATTGTTTCTCAACAGCTTTTTCAAATGTTCCAAATTGAGCATTATGAGTTGTTGGATTCAAATAGTAAAAACCTTCATTAGTAGAAGCACCAGTTGCATCAGTATATACTACTTGATAATCTGGTTTATTCTTACCTTCATCTTGATAATCAGCACCTTTCTTTTTAACTTCTACAGTAACACCCATAACTTTTCCAGCGTCACCATTGTTAAAAATTGCTACTCCATTTCCTTCACTTACATTTTCTTTTCCAAATTGATACATATTCTATATATTTATTTTATTTTTATTTATTTTATTTTTAAAAAAATGGGTTTTTTACAGAGAACCCTAACTCTATTAATTATTCTTTTATAAAAACTTTACTCCAATCAACTTTAATTTTACCATTTTCATCACTTTCAGCGATAACTATTTGTCTACCTCTTAAATGTTCTGATCTGGCACCAACAATAGCTGATTCAGAAGGTGCAAAATTTAATACAGTACGATTTTCATCTCTATATAAATATGCAATAGCATCTGCATCTGCAGACACTAAATTTGGTACTTTACCAGTCAAATCTAATGATTTCTCATCAATATCAGCATCTCCTACTGTAATATTTTTACGTTTAACGTGACCTACTAAAATAAGTGTATCACATAAACGTTCAAATTGATTAATTACAAAAAAGAATGCATCTCTTGTATATTGATATCCTGCACCATTTGGTAATTTTTTAACATCACTACCAGCCCAATTAGCTCCCATTGGTGTTGCACGATACATATCTGCAGCTAATGGTAAAAGAATATCTTCTAATACAGTAACAGTATCTAAAGAGATACGTTCATAAGCATTCTTACCAGTTTTAGTTTTTACTTCAGCAAGATCTTTTATAATTTCTTTCAAAATCTCTAAAGATGAAACACCTCTTTCTGCAGCTAATTTTGGTACATTAATCTTTAATGCATCCACAAATTCTGAACCTCCTTCTAAATCTACAATTAAATTGTTTTCTAATTCAGCTAAACAAGTTGTTTTACCTGATTTAGGCTGACTAAAAATAACAATTTTCTTTGGATTTTTCCTACTCGCATTTACTTTTTTTTGTGGCAATATCATTCTATTCTAATTCTAATTTATTAAGGATATATAATGTATATATCCAGCATTCAACTCCTAAATATTTAAACGTCATTTCTTTCTTTTTGTATTTCTTTTAATACTAAAGAAAATTTCATAAATTCACTATATGTATAGATATTAGATTTTAATCTATTACATTCCCAACAACAAGTTACTAAATTTTCTTTTATATATCCTAAATTATTATTTTTCCTATCTAATTGATAAGCTCTTGAAACATAATTAGAATTTTTATCTCTTGTATAAGGATTAAAAATAAGTTTTTTATCACAATAATGACATTTATGATCTTTTATAATTTCTATAAATTCATCATAATTTAAATCTATATTCATAATTCTTTTATTATTACAAGTATGAATTAATTCATTTAATATATGTTCATAAGGTCTTTTCTTTTGTGTACATTTTCTTTTCCAAATTGATACATATTCTATATATTTATTTTATTTTTATTTATTTTATTTTTAAAAAAATGGGTTTTTTACAGAGAACCCTAACTCTATTAATTATTCTTTTATAAA